TCTTTGGCATGTGAAACGCCCATTATTGCTACTATGACAGGTGGGTTGCAAGAACAAGTGACTAAGATAGATAAAGTTAGCGAATCTATTATGTTAAAAAGAAACAATAAGGCAAAGAAAGTAGTAGAGTGCGAGCACGGAATAGGTATTGAACCAGCTTCAAAAGCAATTATTGGTTCCCAAGAGGTGCCATTCATTTATGAAGATCGCCTGTCCGGTAAAGACGTGACGAATGCTTTGGTTAAAATGTATGAATATGGGTCCGACAAAAGAGCTGAACTCGGCAAAGCAGGTCGCCAACATGTTTTAGATAATTATAATTTTGAAAATTTTGCCCAAAAATGGGAAGAAATCTTATTAAAAACACACGAAGAACATGGTTCATGGGAAAATCGTAAAAATTATAAATCTTGGGAGTTAATGGCAGTATGAAAAAAGTATTAGTTAGGGGTCCAGCCTTAAGTCAGAGTGGTTATGGTGAACATACCAGGTTTGTGTTAAGATCTTTGCGATCACATCCTGATGTGTTTGACGTATATCTTATTAATCTTAATTGGGGCCAAACCGGTTGGCTCCATGAAGACACCGAAGAGCGACAATGGATTGATCTTATTTTAGGAAAAACAATCCAACATACTCAACAAGGCGGACAATTTGATATATCCTTGCAAGTTACCATCCCTAATGAATGGGAGAAGCTAGCACCGATAAACATTGGTGTAACAGCCGGTATTGAAACCACAAAAATCGCACCAGGATGGGTAGAAAAATCCCTTCAAATGGATAAGATTATTGTGGTGTCCGAACATGCCAAATTCGGTTTTGACAACACGGAATATCCCGCCACCAACAATGCGACAGGTGAGCAATTCATGGCCAAATCGACTTGCCCAATTGAAGTCGTGGGATATCCTGTAAAAAATATAGAACCTGTTAATCTAGATTTAGATTTAAAGCACGACTTTAATTTTCTCACTGTCGGCACATGGATTGCGAGAAAAAACCTGGAGAGAACGATTACATGGTTTGTAGAGGAATTTTATGATCAAGAGGTAGGACTTATAGTAAAAACCTCTTTGGCTAAAAATTGCTTGCGCGATAGAACGTTCGCCCACCAACGCCTACAAGAACTTTTAAAAGAACACGCCGGTCGCAAGTGTGAAGTTTATCTTTTACATGGTGATATGAGTGAATCAGAGATGACAGGGCTATATCAACATCCACAAGTAAAGGCGATGATTAATTTGTCACACGGAGAAGGTTTCGGTCTTCCACTTTTTGAAGCTGCGTATAATGGACTTCCAGTAATTGCTCCAAATTGGAGTGGCCAAGTGGATTTCCTTCATATGCCCGTTAAAGACAAAAAGGGTAAAGTAAAGAATAAAGCAATGTTTAGCGAGATTGCATTTGATATTAAACCAATCCAACCAGAGGCACATTGGGAAGGTGTAATTCAAAAGGATTCCATGTGGTGTTTCCCAAAAGAGTGGAACTATAAAAAGACTTTAAGGCAAGTTCATAAGAATATTGGAGCTGCAAAATCCGATGCTAAGAAGTTGCAAAAATGGGTTCAAGAAACATTTGAAGAATCAGTCCAATATCAGAAATTATGCAACTCTGTCTATAAACCCAGCAAAGAGGAAGAAGAGTGGAATTCTCTATTGAACGAAGTTCAAATGATCTAGAGTGTATTTTTATAGGCGACTTTTATAAAGTAGATTTAAACAATAAAGGTGGCGCAGAAAACAACGACTCAGTTCTTATCTCTCTCTTAGAGGAATATGGCTTCAATGTTGAAAAAAAATATTGCCGCGATATATCCCCTTCTTTCATAGAGTCTAATAAGAATAAAAAATTTATTGTTGGAAACTTCGTACAACTTACCGAAGAATCAAAAAGAGCTTTAAAAGATACACATTATGTTATTTATGAACATGACCACAAATATCTTAAAACAAGAGATCCTTCAAGATTTCCGAACTTCCTTGCTCCCCCAGATCAGGTAATCAATAGGGATTTTTATAAAAACTCTAAATGTGTGGTTTGTCTTAGTAATTCTCAAGCTGATAGTGTGAGAAAAAATTTGGACATTTCCAATGTAGAGAGTATTGGGTGTAGTTTGTGGTCTGAAAGCAAGCTCAATTTTATTGAATCAATAGCTCAAACCCCTAAAGATAAAGATTATTGTGTAGTTAATTCTCACAACGTGGTCAAAGGAACTCAACAAGCATCAGCCTTTTGTCAACGAAGCAAGTATGATTTCGACCTAATTCACTCCTCTGATGAGGAAGAATTTTTAAAAACGTTATCTTCTTATCGCACTCTTGTTTACATCCCCACAGTTCTAGAATCTCTTTGTCGGCTCGTAGTAGAAGCTAAGATGTTAAACTGTGGAGTTATAACAAAGACGCAGTTATTAGGTGCCGCATCCCAAGATTGGTGGGGACTTAATGGTGAAGCTTTGATAAGCGCTATCAGAGTGCAACAAAACGAAGCCTTTGGAATTTTTTTAAAACACTTGTAGGTAAAAATGGAAAAAAAAGTTATCATCTTAGGTGCCGATCATAACGGTGTCGAGTTAAAAAGTTATTTTACACAACTTCTTAAGGAGAGGGGATATACAGTAATTGATATAGGTCCATACAATGCAGACGTGAGTGTGGATTATGTGGATTACGCTAAACAAATTTCTTCTATTGTTTCATCTGATGAATCTTATCGTGGCGTTTTAATATGTGGAACTGGCGTTGGCATGAGCATCGCGGCAAATCGCTTTCCGAACATAAGAGCTGCCCTCGTTCACAATATAGAAACTGCCCCCAAGTGCCGTGAACACAATGACTCTAATGTAATTTGCATGGGAGCATGGATTAATAATGCAGAAACTTCTTTACAGATTTTAGATTCATGGCTCGGCGAACCCTATGGAGAGGGCCGCCATGAAAAAAGAATAGTAAAATTGAATTCCAAACCCGTTGATAAAGTGGTGTTTACGAATGGTGTTTTTGATATCCTTCACAAAGGTCACATTGAACTCTTTAAATTTTCTAAAAAATTGGGAGATAGATTGATTGTGGCTATAAATGACGATATTTCGGTTAGAAAACTTAAAGGTCCATCAAGACCAGTTAACTCCCAGATTGATCGCAAGAAGGTTCTTGATTCTATAAGGGAAATAGATGAAGTTATTATATTTAATGGAGAATTAGACTCCATTAGAGAACAAGTCAACCCTCATATTGTTGTAAAAGGTGGAGAATGGTCAAGCTCAGAAGTTAGGAAAAGAGATAATATCCCCACCGATACTGAAATTCGCATTTGCCCTTTTGTAGAAAATTATTCTACAACTAGTATCATTAAGAAAGCAAAGTCTCTCAAAACATGGAAAAAGAACTCCTAAATTTTTTTAAAGATAAGAAAATTTGCGTTGTGGGGGATACCATCATTGATGTTTCTTATAGATGCGAATCACTCGGTTTGGCGTTGGAAACACCAACTCTCAAGGCTCGATTAAAGAATTATAGAACTATTCCCGGTGGTGCCCTTGGGGTGGTTTCCAACCTTCAAAAGTTATGTAAAAGTATTACTTTTTTAACCCTAAAAGCTCCGGGCGAGTATATGGACATGTTTAAGAGTTGTAGTAAAAATGTGCAAATAAAAGCTTTTTATGATGCCTCTAAGATAAACAATGTAAAAAGAAGGTATTGGGTCACTCGCGGAGAACAAGAATATAAATATTTTCAACTAAATACCGATTGTAAAAAACCTATTTCTGAAGAAGTGGAGGGTATGATCCTGGCTGAGATCCCGGATATGCTAGTTGGATTTGATTGCGTAATTATATCAGATTATAGAAATGGTTTTTTGACCCCCAAAATCATTAAACATATAATTTCGGCCTGCAATTTGAACGGTACAAATGTTTTAATCAATTCTCAACTTTCATCTAATGATATCGAACACTTTCAAAACTTTAAAGACTGTAGTTTGTTGGTGGTGAATGAGAGTGAGTGCAATGTTTTAAAAAAATATTTAAATTGTAGTAACATAAAAGAGGTAAGCAAGAGTTTGAATTGTGATATATGTGTTACACTGGGTTCAAAGGGAAGCCTTCTTTGTGTAGATGGCGAAGAATTTAACTCCCCAGGCGTCTCAACTAATGTAGTGGATTCCTGTGGTGCTGGGGATAGCTTCTTGGCCTCGCTCGCTCTCTGTGATTATGAAAATAGCCCTCAAGAGAGTTTAAATATTTCCAACAATTGGGCGGCCCTATATGTTTCCACTCCTAAAAATCATTTACCAAACTTATTTGATTTAAAAAAGAAATTTAATGTGTGATATAATATTGGTGTGAATTTAAGGAGTAAGTGCCTAGAGGAAAACAAAAGACTATCTTCTAGTGGCTTGGTTGTATTAACGTGGGGGAATATCTCGATTCGTCAAGACGACACAATCTACATTAAACCTTCGGGTATAAAATATAGCGAAATGCATGAAAGTGACATATCCCTTGTATCTCTCACAACTGGCGAATTGATCGAAGGAAAGAAGCCCTCTGTGGATTTGAAAACCCACTTGCATTTATACCACCACTTTCCGCACATAAAGAGTGTGGCACACACACATTCCAAGTTTTGTACTAGCTTTGCCCAAGCGGGAATACCGATTGAGTGTATCGGAACGACCCATGCTGATTATTTTAATGGAAAAATTCCTCTCACCTCACAATTATCACCAGAGCAAATTGAGAATGACTATGAAGGAAATACAGGGCTTCAAATAACTGACTTATTCCGAGAGAAGTGTATTTCCCCCCAAGCCACTCCCGGCGTGTTGGTGCGCGGCCATGGCGTCTTTTCATGGGGAAAAAATTATGAGGATGCATTCAACCATGCTTATATTATGGAACAAGTCGCCGAAATGTCTTTTTATTCCAATACACTATCCAATCCTGTTGAGCCATTGCCCTCCTATATTTTAAACAAGCACTATGAACGAAAACATGGAGACAAAGCCTACTATGGACAAAGATAATATTTATGGGATTTTGGAAATCCCTTCAAAACACCTTAAATCAAAAGTAGTAGAAAAATATTGGGGTCATATGGCAACTTTATTTCAAAACGAAATGTTTTGTTTAAAAGAAATATTCATGAGAAAGGGTACACAAAGCAGCATGGAGTTTCATTGTACCAAAAAAGAATTATACTACATTCAAGAAGGTAAATTAAAAGTAGGTATGAAGATCGGCAGAGGGGAAAATAAGTCTTTAACATTAGAAAAGGGAGATGTTTTTGAAATCAAGCCTGGTTTAATGCACATGAGGATTGCCTTAGAAGATACAACGATCATTGAAGTTGCCACTCATGATCAAGAATCAGATTCACACATTGTCCATGATGGCAAACAATATACTTTCAAAGAGGAATAAAGATGAAATTATTTTTAGACACAGCAAACTTAGATGAAATCTCTGACGCCATTAATAAAGGCATAGTTGAAGGAGTTACCACCAACCCTTCTATCTTGGCAAAAGAACCCAAAACAGATTTTCTGGGACATATTAAAAAAATTGCTTCTCTGTGTGGAGAGGCAGGAAACCTCCCTTTGAGTGTTGAAGTGTTCGCTAAAGATGCTAATTCTATGTTTGGTCAGGCGATGGAAATTATAAACGATGTGGGTTATGAGAATCTAAATATTAAAATTCCTGTTGGTTTTGAAGAATTAGAGGTAATTAATAAATTAAGTTCGGAAGGTGTTGATGTGAATTGCACTTGTTGTTTCACAGCAGCACAAATGGAGATGGCAACTTTAGCAGGTTCTAAGTATGTGTCACTCTTTTATAATCGATTAATTGATGTCGGCGGCGATCCCCTTCAAGTAGCTGCGACTGTAAGTAAATTTATTGACGAAAAGGGCACGAATACTGAAATTATAGCTGGAAGCATCCGAAACCCTTACGATATTGTGAATGCCTGGGAAGCTGGCTGCCACATTGTTACTGCCGGTTATTCGGTGATTAAAAAATCTATGAAACACTCCAAGACAGATGAGTCGGTAAACGGGTTTTTAAAAGACTTTGAGAGCTGGATTTCCTAATGGTTTATATTTTTGATATCGATGGAACTATTTGCACCAACAGTTATGGTGACTATGACAATGCAGAGCCGAAACGGAATAGGATAGAAAAAAATAATCAATTATATGATGAGGGACACACTATCATCTATCAAACAGCGCGAGGAATGGGTAGAACTAATAATAATGTGATTAAGGCTTATCAAATATTTTATGCTTATACCGCGCAGCAATTAGATAATTGGGGAGTTAAATATCACGATTTATTTATGGGAAAACCCAATGGAGATATGTATGTGGACGACAAAGGAATAAAAGATGCAGACTTCTATACCGATTAAGTTTGTTCCCAAAGGCTGGGGATTTGAAAAGTGGATTGTTAACTGTGAACAATATTGTGGGAAGCTTTTATATTTCGTGAAGGATAAGCGGTGCTCGTGGCATTATCATAAGATCAAGGATGAAGTCTTCTATATCCAGTCTGGCAAGATTCTTTTAAAATTTTCAGACAATGATGATATACTAGAAGCTGAAGAAATGGTTTTAGGTGCGGGCGATAATTTTCATGTTTATACAGGATTGAGACACCAAATGATTGCTTTAGAAGATACAGAGCTTTTTGAATTTTCTACCCAACATTTTGATGAAGATAGTTGTCGAGTTATAAAGGGGGATTAGGGTCAACGGTGGTGAATAAAAATTTTAGTATATGGGGGATGAGCTATGGGATAATAGGTGATCTTATAATGGCTTTACCTATGTTAACATATTTTGAAAAAAAATATCCTAATAGCTATAAATATTGGGTAATTGATAAGAAATGTGCGCAAACTGCGCCCATCTATTTTAATCACCCTTTGATTGATAGAATTAAAATAACAGACGAATGGACCAGCTTCGGCCCCCAAGATCAAGATTTAATGAATACGTGTGATATTATAATTCCTAAAGGAGCCCAACATGATATACCCGATTATTATAATTATAGGTCTAAAGTCGAAGAAACTGCTCGTATGAATGGTATAATGGATATTACAGATGTATTAACAGAGGGCGAGATGAAACCCAAATTATATAAATGGTTTGATGTGGGCTTGCCGATAGTGACTTCTACTTATGCTAAACAAGCAAATTTGGGCACTGTTAAATATCATAATAATATTGCTATATGGCCCTTTGCTGGATCTCCTGGGCGGTCCCCAAGTCCTCATTGGTGGAACTTGTTGATTGATAACTTAATAAAAAGAGGATATACGGTTCATCACTATGGGTTGCCATCCGATCCCACATTAAGCGAATTAAAGGGTTATAGAACATTTCCAGAATTATCATATTTTGACCAAGTAAAGGCCGCGTTAGCCTCACAATTAGTTATTGGAACTGATAGTGGTGCTCAATGGGTTATGGGTGCTTATTCTCATCCTGCTATAAATTTAATGACAAACTGGCTTCCGAATCATACTCAAAATTTATTAGCGTTAGAACCTGTTAATGATAATGGTGTTACCTTTTTGGAAACCGGAGGTTGCGATAACATACACGTTGGAAGGGTTTTAAAAAATATTTTAGAGAGAGTGCCGTTATGAGCGAAAGATTAGAAAAAATAAGTAAGTTGGTACTAGAAGAAATTGAGTCTAGATTTGACAAAGAGCCACCCCATTTTAAAGGTGTCGAGTGGTCTGATAATTTTGCAGAAATGCTTGAAAAGTATATCATCCTTCATATTCGTATGTGGAAAATTGAAGACGCTTGTGCAGAATCCAATGATCCTCAAGAAGTCTTTGATTTAAAAAGAAAATTAGATTTTTGTTTTAAAGATCGCCGTCCTAAATTAACAAAAGCAATAAATCAGTATTTAGACGCACATATAAATAAAGAATTTACCAAAAAATTTGACGACGGAAATGTAAAGCAGTATAAGGGCTTTAACAATAAAAATTAGATAAGGGATAAAAAATGCGAATTTTAGTTACCACATGCGACCAGTATTTACACCTGCTTGAGCCTTATGCTACTTTGTTCAATAGATATTGGCCACATCAAGATGTAACCATATTGGGTTTTGATGATTCGAATATCCCCACGCTACCGGATAATTTTAATTATGTTTCTCTTGGAAAGCAAAGTGATTTTGGTCAATGTTGGACAGATCCATTGATACCTTATATTGATGAGCTTGAAGAAGATTATTTTGTTGTTATGATGGCTGATTCGCTGATAGTGGATGATGTAGATATGGAAAGAATGCAATTACTAGAGGAAGAAATACGTTGTGGTAATGCTCAAAAGGCAATGTTGGATACACACCTGAATGTTTACTCAGTTGCATATAAAGAAGGATTAGTGCGATTACTGCCTAACGCACCTTATAGGACTACTTTGCATCCCGCTATATGGAGAAAAGAATACTTTAAAAAGTTTTTAAAACCAAAATTCACAACTTGGGATTTTGAAATTAAAAATATGCCAGAATCACAAAAGGACGGTGCAACAATAATTTCTTGTGTAAGTCCTCCAAATCTCCCTGATGTGGATCCAGCTACTATGGCAACACTTGCTGCTCCAGCCAGTTTAGTAAAAACTGCCAATGTTTATGAGCAGGGAGTGCCATTTCCGCGATGGGGCTCAAGTAAGCCATGGGGCTGCGGAGCAGGAATTAGAAAAGAGGATATTCTTCTTATCTATGATTATATCGACAACACAAAGCGCCCTATTATAGAGAAAGTTCTAGAAGATGGAAAGAGGTATAAATGAAAACAGAAAGGGACAATTTATGATAAAAAAAATATATTCTGAAGTAGAAGACGACACCCTTTTACATATTTTTTGTTCCCCGTCTAAAATAGACACCCCGCGCACAGATATTGTGGGGGCTGAAGAATTCTTACAGTTGGCGGTTTTAAAATATGATAAGGGTCAGACATTCGTACCTCACAAGCACGTTAACAAAGAAATGCCTCATACTTCTATCACTCAAGAATCGTGGGTGGTGCTGAAGGGGAAAGTTAAGGCTATTTTGTATGATTTAAATGATGAAGTTTTAACTACTGAAATATTAAATGAAGGCGATTTATCTATTACTTTTCGCGGTGGCCACAATTATGAAATTTTAGAAAAAGGTACTTTGGTACTGGAATATAAGACTGGCCCTTATTATGGTCAAGCATGTGATAAGGAGTTTATTGATGATTAAGATCAATATGGGCTGTGGCGTGCGCAATTTTGGTGCTGACTGGACACACATTGATGGGGGAGATTATCCTCATTTGGATTATAGATCTATAGAGGCGCTAGAATTCCAAGATAACACAGTCGATCTTATTTATGCATCTCATGTGGTCGAGTATTTTGATCGTTATGGGGTTGAAAAATTATTACGAGAATGGTATCGAGTTCTAAAGCCCGCCGCTATCTTGCGGATAGCCGTGCCAAACTTTACAGTTTTAAGTTCGCTTTATACAAGTGGAACGGTTTCTCTCGATCAATTGCTTGGTCCTCTTTATGGAAGAATGCCGATGGGAGATTTAGCAATTTATCACAAAACAATTTATGATTTTGCAAGTTTGAGAAAAGTTTTGGAGAATTGTGGATATTCTAATGTTAGAAAATATGATTGGCGCGAAACTGAACATGCAATGTTTGATGATCATTCTCAGGCATATATTCCTCATATGGATAAAAAAAATGGAACGCTGGTGAGTTTGAATGTGGAGTGTGTAAAATGAGTTTTGAGGATATTACAAAATTTGAAAATAAAATTGCTGCTTTCTTTGGCGCTCCACATGCAGTAGCTGTTGATTGCTGCACTCATGCTCTTGAGTTGTGCCTACGTTATCAAAACGTGCAATATTATACAATACCGAAGAACACTTATATTTCAGTACCGTTCTTGGCCCGCAAACTAGCTATTGATTTTGAGTTTAGGGATGAGGAATGGACTGATTTTTATTATTTAGGTAATACAAATATTATAGATGCAGCCGTATTGTGGAAGAAAGATTCTTATCTGCCCGGTACTTTTATGTGTGTAAGTTTTCAATTTCGCAAACATTTGAGTCTCGGTCGTGGTGGGATTATTTTAACAGATAATGCTAAAGCAGCAGATGTGCTTAAACGAATGTCTTATGACGGTAGGCATCCAAATATTCCGTGGCGAGAACAAAATATTGATATGATGGGATATCACTACTACATGACGCCAGAAACTGCACAACTTGGCTTGAAAAAATTACCAGATGCGATTAAAACAAAACCAACTCGGTGGACTGTTATGGATTGGCCAGATTTAACAAAAATGAAGGTTTTTAGGTGATAAAAAAATGAGCAATGTTAAGGTAAGTTCTGAAAAACTTGATAAAAAGAGTTTGTTAAAATTAATAAACAAAGAAAGGCCCGTAATTTTTGACATAGGATGTTATGACGCAAAAGATAGTTTGGAATTTATGGTATTTAAAAGCAACGCAAAGATATTTGCTTTTGATCCAAACCCAACCATAACAGAACCCTTTAGGCATCAACTCGAAACAAATAAAAATTTTAATTTAATCAACATTGCTTTGGGTAATGTTAATGGAGAGGTGGACTGGTATAGTTCTAATAATCATTTAGCATCAGATTCTATGAAAATGCCTCAAGACCACCTCAAGGTTTTTAAAGATGTAGAATTTACCAAAACAGAGCCAGTAAAGTGTTCGCGATTGGATAGTTGGGTCAAAGATAATTTAAAAGAAGAAGTAATAGACCTCTTATGGATTGATGTTAATGGAGCAGAAAAAGAATTTATGGAAGGAGCGATAGAAACCATTTCTACAAAAACAAGATTCATCTTTATAGAATTTAGTGGCGTGGGAAAACAAAGGTTGTATAAAGGATCTTCTACAAGGGAAGAGATTTTAGGCGCTTTAAGTGATTTTGAAGAATTAGGAGTATATGATTTTAAAGGTAATTTTGGGAATTTGTTACTGAAAAAAAAATAATGGAGAAACTTGAATGATAAAAAAGAAAGCACTCATTACAGGCATCAGCGGCCAGGACGGTAGTTATTTGGCCGAGTATCTATATGGCAAAGATTATGAAGTTTATGGTATAATACGCCGCCATTCAGTGGCACAAAATCAAGATATTCGTTTAACAGAGTTGGGTGGAAAAATCAAAACTTATTATGGCGATCTCCTTGATTACCCTTCATTGGTGCGTATTTTTCAAGAAGTACAGCCGGATGAGATTTATAATCTTGGAGCCATGAGCCATGTGCGTATTAGCTATGATATTCCTTCGTTCACTATTCAAACGAATGCATTGGGGGTACTTAATATGTTAGAGGTTTACAGGACATTATCGCCTCACGCTAAGTTTTATCAGGCCAGTTCATCTGAAATGTTCGGTAATTCAGTAGACGATGATGGTATACAGAGGCTTACAACTCCCATGAACCCGGTTAGTCCTTATGGTTGTGCTAAAGTTATGGGATACAATCTTGTGCGCCACTATAGACATGCTTATAAACTACATGCTTGTAATGGAATCTTATTCAATCACGAGTCTCCACGCCGAGGCTTGAATTTTGTAACAAACAAGGTTGTTCACGGTGCAGTTTCTATTAAAAAAGGATTACAGGAAAAGCTAGAACTTGGAAACATGGATTCTTATAGAGATTGGGGACATTCAAAAGATTATGTACGTGCGATGCACCTGATCTTAAATCATAATATCCCCGATGAATTTATTGTAGCTACAGGCAACACTCACTCGGTAAGAGACTTGTGTCGCACTGTGTTTCAAAAATTGGGCTTAAATTATTTAGACCATGTGGTTCAGAACTCTAAATACATGCGACCGGAAGAATTAAAATATTTAAAGGGAGATGCATCGAAATCGCGTGAAGTATTGGGTTGGGTGCCGGAATATACTTTTGAAACAATGCTGGAAGAAATGATTGAAAGGTGGGAAAAAGAAATATGAAACAAATTACTTTGGCCAAAGAAACTATAAATAAAGGGGATATAGATTCTTTAATTGAATGGTTAAAAACTTATCCTCGTCTTACAAAAGGGCAACTAACAACCCAATTTGAAAAGAAGTGGAGTAGTTGGCTAGAAAGGGAATATTCTCTTTTTTGTAATTCGGGTTCTTCTGCAAATCTTTTAATGTTGGCGGCTTTGTTAGAGGGAGATTATATTTCCCCTGGTTCTAAAATTGTAGTTCCTGCGTTGTCTTGGGCAACAGATCTATCTCCCGTAATGCAATTGGGATTAAAACCAGTTCTATGTGACATTAACATGACAGATCTTTCTGTGGATTTAGAGTTTTTAGAAAATATTTTTAAAGATGAATCCCCATCAGCTTTAATTTTGGTTTCAGTTCTGGGTTTAGTCCCTCATATGGATGAAATAGTAAGGTTGTGTGAAAAATATAATGTTATTCTGTTAGAGGATGTATGTGAATCTATTGGTAGTGAATATAAGGGTCAAAAGCTTGGAACTTTTGGACTAATGTCAACTTTTTCTACTTACTTTGGTCATCATATTTCAACCATTGAAGGTGGTGTTGTTTCTACTGATGACAAAGATTTAATAAACATCCTTAAAAGTATTCGAAGTCACGGTTGGGATCGGGACATGGATTCGGATCAACAAACGAAGTTGAGGAATGAGTGGAAAATTAATGGGTTTAATTCTCTTTATACTTTTTATCATGCTGGCTTTAATTTACGCTCTACAGATTTGCAAGCATTTATTGGGTTGGGTCAGTTAGACAAATTAGATGATATTTGCAAGCAACGAAATAAAAATTTTATTTTGTATAATAAACTCATTGATAATCCGTTTTGGAGCGCGAAAGAAGATAAGGATAAATTTATATCGAATTTTGCATTTCCAGTGATACATCCCAATAAAAGTATAATTGTTAAAATGCTTCAAGAAAAAAATATAGAAACTCGTCCTCTTATTTGTGGTTCTCTGGGGAAACAACCCTTTTATGTCAAAAAATATGGAGAAGATGATTTATCTAATGTTTCGGCGGTTGATGAATATGGTTTTTATTTGCCGAATCATCCACTTTTGACCGAGGAAGAAATAGAATTTATTAGTACAATTGTAAACACGGGGATAAAAGATGGAGAATGCTTATAATGAAACAAATGAAAGCAATAATAACTGGCATTACGGGGCAAGACGGCGCTTTTTTGGCCCGTTTGTTGTTAAAAAAAAATTATAAAGTTTACGGCCTCAAAAGAAGAACATCAGTTGAAAACACCCAGAGAGTGGATGAGATTTTTCAACATAAGAATTTTCAATTAATATATTTTGATTTAAATGACGCTGGGGCAATTTGGAAATTATTGATTGATATAAACCCCGACGAAATTTATAATCTTGCGGCCCAATCACATGTTCGTGTTTCCTTTGATATTCCCGAACACACAGTTGATGGGATAGCTATGGGAACTTTAAGAATATTAAATGCAATAAAAACTGTTTGTCCAAATGCTAGATTTTATCAAGCGTCTTCATCTGAGATGTTTGGAGATAATTTAAATTATCCTTTTAATGAGGATTCGCGATTGATGCCTGCTTCTCCTTATGCATGTGCAAAAGTATTTGCTCATAATTTGGTAAGAAATTATAGAGAAAGTTATAATCTTCATGTATCAAGCGGTATTCTTTTTAATCATGAATCACCTATGCGTGGAGAGAATTTTGTCACTCGCAAAATAACTTTAGCAGCGGCAAAAATTAAATTGGGACTTCAGGATAAATTATTTCTTGGCAATCTTGACGCCAAGAGAGATTGGGGTTATGCTGGGGATTATGTTGAAGCCATGTGGAAGATGTTACAACAAGATACTCCTGATGATTATGTAATTGCGACGGGAGATTTTCATACGATTAAAGAGTTTTTAGAATGTGTATTTTCGTATGCTGGTTTGAATCCTGATAAATACGTTGAAATAGACGAAAGACTCTTTAGGCCACAAGAAGTTCCATATCTTTTGGGAGATGCTTCGAAGGCTAAAAAAATATTAAAGTGGGAACCACGTATAAGTTTTCAACAATTATATGAAATGATGTATCGAGCTGATTATGAATATTTAAAAAGAGGTGAGAGTCAAGGACTTCTACAGTGAAAAAAACAGCTTTAATAACTGGTGTTACTGGTATGGACGGAAGTCATTTAGCTGATTTTCTATTATCCAAGAATTATGAAGTATGGGGAACAATAAGAGATGAAAGTTCTTTAAATCATAGAAATTTAGAGAGTAGCAAAGACAAATTGCACTTTATAAAAAGTGATTTAAAAGATCAGAAATCTATTATTAAATGTGTGGAAAATATCAAGCCCGATGAGATTTATAATTTAGCTTCTAATCGTGGTGCGGTAGGCGAAAGCTGGAATACGCCAGAAGATGCAAGTGAAGTAAATGGAATTGGTGTGTTAAGGATTTTAGAAGCAATTCGTCACTGTAACAAGAATATAAAATTTTGTCAGGCTGGGTCTTCTGAGATGTTTGGCCGCGCTGTGGATGTTCCTTCCAATGAATTAAGCCCGTGTATGCCACAGAGTCCATACGGGGTGGCAAAACTCTATTCTTATTGGATTACTAGAAATTATCGTGAAGCATACAATTTATTTGTCTGTAATGCTATTTTATTTAATCATAATTCACCCCGTCGTAGTCCAAAATTTGTAACACGTAAAATTTCACAAGGGGTTGCTCAAATAAAATGTGGAGTAAAAAAACACATTGTTCTTGGAAATTTGGATTCAAAAAGAGATTGGGGATACGCTCCTGACTATGTTAGAGCGATGTGGTTGATGACGCAGCAAGATACTCCTGATGATTATGTAATAGCCACAAATCAATTACATTCTATAAGGGATTTTTTAAAGATTGCTTTTGAGTATATTGGGATTGAAAATTGGGAACCGTATGTTAAGCAAGATTCTAAATTTATACGACCAACTGAAGTGGATATAATTCAAGGTGATTCTTCTAAGGCTTTTAATAAATTTAATTGGCATCCTAAAATTAGTTTTGAACAAATGGTGAGAACTATGGTAGAATATGATATGCAAAAATTAAATAAAGAGTGTGGTGTATAGATTATGAGAATTTCGCTTATAACTCCTCCTTCTAAAAATATTGAACCCTGGGTTCCAGTGTTTGAATCCAAGGGAGTAACAGTCCACTTGAATTCTATCCATCCAGAATGTGATTTTATTGTAAATACAACACAAGCTACTGTTGGGCTATTAGATATTTTTCATAAAACTTATTCCAAAATACCAATTATAAGTTATATGTTAGATTTCTATAAATCTGTTTGGACTGCTCCAAACCCACATGGTTATGACTGGCACAAATACAAAGAATATTTACACAAAAGCATGGAAATCTGGTCTATCTCTAATGAAGGAATTCTTAGAATGGAAGAAGAAGGTATTGATACCAATAAATGTAAATTTATGAAGATTTGGGCCAGGTTTTTTGATTATGAGGATCCAATAGAAGATAAAAGATATATATTGAATCCACTTAGGCCATATGTGGCTGATAAAAATTTTGGCTGGCTTAAGAGGGCTTGTGAAGAATTAAACATACCCTTGGTTGAAACCAAAAATAATATGTCAACTTCTGAGTTTCAAAAAGTAATTGCTGAATGTAGTTTTATGTGTTGTGAATATCATGAAATGTCTACTGGTGGTTTGACACTTTTGGAAGGTCATCGTCTGGGAAAAGTTTCGGTTATTAGTGATTCACCTTACCAGGGTGGACGCGATTATTTGGGAGATAGAGCAATTTATTTTAATGATAATAGTTATGAAGATTTTAAAAATACAATAAAGGAAGTGTGGGAAAATACTCCGACCCTCAACCGGAAAGAGTGTGAAGATTATTGTAACAATCATCCAACATTGGAAGATACAATAGACATAATATTAGAAAGGCTTAAACATCTAATAAAAGTTTAATAAAATGAAAATTTTATTTATCGGTGTTTTTGATAGGACTGGAAGATCAACCAATACCTCTCAGCTCCTAGCTTTTAAAAAGTTGGGGTATAACATTGTGGGTTATCCTTATCGCCAAAAAGCTCAACAAATAGGTTCGCAACAACGGGATGAGCATTTACTTAAAACCGTTAAAGAGAATAAGTTTGACTTAATAATTTATAGCAAGTGTAATGGCATTCCCAATAAAATAGTTAAAGAGATAAACGCAATAACCACCACATGTTTGTGGTTTATGGACCCTCTTGTTAGCTATACTCCGGAGATGGAAGAAAGGCTTGCGCTAGTTGACTTTGCATGTTTTGATAAGATAAACGTTTTAGAAAAGGCTAAAAAAATAAGTGATAATTGCTTTTATGTTTGTGAGGGGTATGATTCTTTTACAGAGAAACCATATAAAGATTTAAAACATGAATATGATGTAGGGTTTGTGGGTAATTTATATGGTAATCGACAAGGTATATTGAATGCTGTTTCACATCAAGTTACTATCTCTAATAATGTCTTTGGATTCAACCACCCACGCCTGATTTCACAAACAAAAATTAACTTAAATATTTGCACAGATCATGGAGCTTCAGATCGAATATATAAAATTATGGCAGCAAATGGGTTTTTACTTTCCGATGATTGGGTGGGTCGAAAAGAACATTTTGTGGATGGTAAAGATTTAATTATTTACAAAGACATCATGGATCTTAACAAGAAAATAAAATATTACTTATCCCATGATCTTGAGCGTCAACAAATTGCAAATCAGGGGTATGAAACAGTCCAGCAGTTTACCCGCATTAATTGGGCACAGAAGATAATGGAAATATATGAGCAATTCAGATAAATTATTGATTGCTGGACCGTGGGTCGGAGAATTTGGGTGGGAATTATTCGCTTGGCAAGCATATGTTAGGGCTTTGTCTCACCATTTTGAACAAACCCTAATTCTATGTCGCGAAACCTCAGAAGCCTTGTATAAAGATTTTGCTACAGATTTTTTATTTATAGATTCGCAAACCGGATGGGCTGATTCATTTTTTATGCACGGAGTTGATGCTAATCAACTGTTGCGTGAAACACTAATGAATCGCCGCCCACAATTCTTAAAACAAAGTCCAACTATTTTTACTCCACGTCGAATCGGTTGGCCCCCTCGGACTCATTATACCGAATCTTTTAAATTGGGAGATTATGATATAGTTCCCGAGTATATTACATATGGACAGCAAACTACAACTCAATATGATTATGTTTTTCACTTAAGACATCGCGAATTACGTAAAGAGGACAATTGGGATATTAGAAAATGGGAAAAGTTGTTAGAATTGTTAAGTATATCTCCAGAAAAAGTAGCCTGCGTGGGAACCTATAATGAAGCGTTACACTTAGAAGGAACCAAAGATTTGCGGGGAGCAGACACCTCCGATGTATTAACCGTCATAAGGAATGCTAAATGCACTTTCGGCCCAAGTTCGGGACCAATGCATTTAGCTAGTTTGTGTGCTTGTCCGCATGTAGTATGGTCGCGTCCGGAAAATGATGTTAGGTATCACCAAACTTGGAATCCTTTAAACACCCCTGTGTTGTTTTTATCTGAATTTGGATGCCACCCTTCCCCGGATTATGTTTTTGAAAAATTTAACAATTGGATATAAGTGCGATATAATGTTGCATAAGTAAGGAGAAAATATATGAAATTATCAAATCAAGCCATTGGCGCAATAATGATGTCCCTTCAAAAAGGGATTATGGAACAGTTGGATATCACATCCATCTTACAAGAGTTCGAGATGACCGCAACTTCGGAAGGTTTAATCGTAGAAAATCCACCCATTATCGAACCACAAAAACTTGAACAAGAAACAGAAACCGAAGAAACTCAGCCAGAAGCCTAGATGCCAAAATATGTCTACTATTGCAAAGAGTGTGAAGAAGAATTTGAAGCACGTCATTCGCTAGGAAAAACCTTGGAAAATTGTCAAATTTGTAGCCATACCAATTCACTAGTACGACGACCCTCTGCTATTTTTTTAAACAAAAAAATCACTAATTTAGAAGGAAAATCAAAGCCCGGAACCTTAGTGAAGGCCGCAATAGAAGAAGCAACAAGGGATTTAAAAGAGGAAAGAGATAAATTATCTCAAAGAGACTATAAAGATGATAAATGAATGGTTTATATTAGGGTGCTTACTCTTAGTTGTTTCAATCTTAGTTAACATGGTGCTGGTTTCATATATCAGGACGAACATCGTCAAGGTATTCGTTATTTCTGAAGAACTATCTGAAATTTTTACTCGTCTTGATTCGTTTCAAGAGCATTTAAAAACAGTCTACGAAATGCCAACATTCTATGGTGATGAGACATTGACTGGGTTACTTGAACACTCAAAAGCATTGAGTGAATTTATGGTAAAGTATGAAGATATTTATTCCTTCACACAACCAGATTTACTAGAACAACTCGAAGCCGCCACATTAGAACTACAGGAACAATATGATCAAGAAGAAGCGCAAGCGTAAGAAAAAAAATCAATATTTCACGCAATTTCACGAAGACGCAATTGTTGAATACACCAACTCTGAAGACAACCATCATCGGAACGAGCTTTACAAGAATATAATTCAACCCGTGTTTAAGGAGATGATTAACAAAATCGTCTTTACTTATAAATTTACCAATCTCCCCAACGTTGATAGTTTAAAAGATGAATGTGAAATGCATCTTGTTACCATTTTGAGTAATTTTGATCCATCTAAAGGTTCCAAAGCTTTTTCTTATTTTAGTGTTATAACAAAAAACTGGTTTATCGCGAAAGTCAAAAAAACTGCAATTCAATTACGCCGCGAAGCAGGGTATGACGAGATTTCCAAAAGAATTGAAATGGACAAGCTTGCGATTTATAATACTTATGATAAAGACAGAGAAAAGAAAGAATATATGGAGCATTTGTGGGTTGAGATTAGGAAGTGGGAAAAGCAAAATCTTAAAGAAAATGAAAGAAAAATACTAGAAGCCATCAAAATCCTCTTTACTGACTCAGAGACTATCGAAATTTTTAATAAAAAAGCTATTTACTTGTACATAAGGGAAATTACAAATCTCAACACCAAACAGGTTTTGAACAGTTTAAACAAGTTTAGGTTTGAGTATGCGATTTTTAAGAAAAAATGGAACGAGTAAAGAAAGATTTTGAAACCCTAGCCGAAGAAGCCATCGATAATATTCGGGCAGATCGTGATCAAACAAAAGAGCTGCTCAAAGACCTGGTTAAGTACCTTTCCTCTGATGAACATCGTCACAAGGAGGTTGGCTTGATCGCAGCAAAATATGTGGAAACCCTTCAACGATCTAATGAACAATTAGTTAAGATCGCAACCCTTCAAAAGAAAGGCGAGAAAGCAAGTATGGATTTATCTCAATCTGAGAGAGACGATATATTTGACCAATTAAATGAGGGGGTGAACGATGTCAAAAAAAACAAAAAAGATTCTTAATGGAAATTATAATATTTTCCCTGAAAATGGCGAACAGTTCCCTTCTTCATTCTTGGCCCCTGAAGATAACTTTGTTGACCGTTGGGCAGTTCTTGTTAAGAGAAGCTACGACAGTACCGGAGAACAAGTCACGCGCCCCATACCGGGCATTGTATTAAAGGTCACAAAAAATGGAAAATTAACTCCTGGCGGCCCTCGTGATAGAGCCAATATGGTTTCCGAGACAGAATCCACAAGTTGTTTAAAAATGTGGGTTCATACAAGCTTTGATGCTGCTCTCTCTGTTCCAAGAAATTTTTTAAATCCGGGAGATGAAGATAGTCTTATCTACGAACATTTTATTTTCGAAGCTCAGAATCTAGGATTGGATAAAGATATTCCAAAGGCAGGTGACATTGTTCAAGTTATTCATCCTTGGGCTTGGGGATTTACTAATAAAGTGGGCCTTTATTTAGGTAAGTTTGCAAAAGGCGCAGCCCCAACCTTTGAATCTGCTTCTAGCAGCTTTAAGGATAAGAATAAACGTAAAAAAGATGTCCCCGCCGCTCCCCCAGCCACATCATCCCCGCCGTCACGCACAACCCGGAGAGAAGATGAGATATAATAATGACTTTTAAAAAAGCAAATACAAATGCAGGCTTAAGTAAAGAGGCAAAAAAAGCTTCCAACAAGAAAAGCAAAAAAGATACCAAATATATTAAAGGTATTGCTGGTGATCCACTCCTGGAACCAGTACCAGGCTTTATCCAAACAACAACTGAAAAAATTATTAAAAATGATAATAATGCTTGGATTGTATTGGGAAGGGATCGTCCGGGAAGCCTTCTGACTGGATATGGTGGTCGCGGCGATACTCAAGCAGCAGCAATTGATATCGTCGTTGGCCGAATGGCGGCAAATGTGATTGAGTATACAGCGAACGATCAGCGTGTCTGGACAGATCCAGATTTTAAAAAAGATGCTGCCAGAATCTATATTAGCCAAAAAACAGATATTGATGCTAATTTCGATTTAGCCAATGGCAGCATCGGATCGCCAATTGGCGTCAATGCTGACGAATTTGCTATTGTTGATAATCCCAATATTCCAACACCTTCTGTTTGGGTGCCCGAGCCTCGGTCTGGTATTGCTTTGAAGGCTGATGGAATAAGAATTATTGCCCGCGAAGGGATCAAATTGGTAACTGGCGGCGAGACTAACAATTCACAGGGAGGAACAGTCCGTAGTGTTGCTGGCATTGATATTATTGCTGGAAATGACGATTCCGATCTTCAACCAGTGGTAAAGGGGACCAATCTTAAAGATGCTTTGATACGACTTGTTGATCATGTCGATAGTTTGGCAGGTATTGTTGATTCTCTTTTGATGATTCAATCTTCTTTTAATCAGGCAGTAACAAATCACTTTCACCATTCGCCGTTTTTTGGCAAAATGACAACCACTTCTCCCACAGTACAATCAGCAGGTTGTAAAACTATGTTGGATTATCTTAGTCAGACTAAAAGATCGTGTGGGATGTTTAAGGCAAATTTAAGAACTTTTCAATTAACTTATTTAAATGAATTGGGAGACAGGTATATAAATAGTAGGTCAAACCACGTAAATTAGTTATGCCCATTGATACAACAAAAGATATTAAACCGCTAATCAAGCTTGATTGGACGAAACAAAAAGATGCCATTGGTTTTTTTCAAAAAGCGGAAGGTGATTTGCCAGATAGATATTCTATTACTGTTACCACTAATGATACTACAACTGATGGTAGTGATGACAGGTTGGAAGATATAAAAGAAAATGCCATTCCAACCGGGTTTGAAACTCTTTTGCATTTTTATGAAAGAGAGGATGATGCAAACAACTCTCGAATGGATACTGCGTTTGCAGAAGATTGGTTTTTATCAGAACGCCCTTTATCCCCTATTAAAGTTTTAGTTTCAATTCCTTCAATTGTTATTGATCAAGAATTGACAGCCGCACCCGAACCAAAGACACTCCCAACACCATCTGCTGAGATTTATTTTAATACTTTTGGAATAGAAAAGAAGTTCAATGGAGTGTTAGAACTTTTAAATCGATATACTGCTAGTATCCGAAAATTTAAGGGTAAAGTTCAAGGGCTGGATTTAATATATGAGGTTAATAATCTTTCTAATTTTATTAATGTTTTGTCAGCCTTAATGAAAGCAAATGGCCATATGTTTTCTAATTCACGTTCAGATTTGATTGTGTTTGGAATCGACTCTCAATATAAATTCTTATATGCACAGATAAATGACGGCAGTGGATTCAAAACCCTGTTCAAAGGTTTTAACAAATTTGTAAAATCACCAGTAGCAACAAACCAAAGAACAGTTAACTTTTTGACTAATTTTGAAGAAATACATCAAATTTATTTCAAAAATGAAAAAATGCCAATGCAACAATTCTTTGATAAATTTGTTTTAAATCCTCCCTCATATGAAATGTCTGAAGCCCCCCGTAAAAGCAAAACCAAAGCCAATGCGTGGGAGGAGTATAAGGCGCGTGTTTCGGCGCACTATACATCTCTAGATTTAGATGATTTCTTAGCCCTTAAAAACACACCAGAGCAGCGAGAAGAATTACAAGATAAACTAGATTCATCGGCTAATTTCGTCGGAGATCATGTAATCAGTAGCTTAGATTCTATTAGTGAGTATCTGGAAATGGGCACTTCGATTTTAGGTACAAACCCTACCGACTACATTGGTGATGGAGTGTGGAAACGGCTTTTAAACAAAATTCCACTTCAAAGCTTGATAGCTGGCGCTATGGAGTGCATGGGTTTCCGAGGCTTTGAATTTTTGGACAAAGCAAGAGCCTTGTTGAGTCAGACGGATTCCTTTTTTGATAATGTTTCAGTTCTTTTACAAAAGCAACTTCCCACGATTTCCGTTCCAGACGATTTCCCTGTTGTAGATTATATGAGAGATCTGGGACTACAGATCTTGAATGGAATTTTAGATGCGGTCGTAAACGTTTTAATTCAAATGCTTGTTGAATTAATCCGACAATTGCTAGATGCTTGTAAAGAGTGCGCCCTAGCCAATGAAGGCCGCGCCAATCGAAATGATGCTATGAATTTTGGTGGATTGAATGTGGCGGATTCTTTATTACCTGGCTTAATTGTAGGAACTGTTTCGGATATAAGCTCCGGGATTTACGAAGGCACAGGCGCAGATGAGATTGCAGCTGAAGTTATAGCTGAAGGAAAACAACATGCAAAAAATCCATTTCTACTGGCCAACCATATTGACGAAGATTTGGGTGAAGCTTTGGGGTATCAAAAAACAAAAGCTCTTACAAAACAGGAAATAGAACAAAAGATTGAAAATGCTAAAACTGATTTTACGAGCTATATTCGAGCATCATCAACAATCTTAACCCCTGGCGAAACTGGCAATCTTTTATTGGGCTGTCCGGTTGGTCGAGACGCGACGTATGGACTTACTGCATTACTTGATAATTATCCTAATTTAAAACGCCTAATGCAAGGTGATGGTGATCCCTCATCTCTGCCAAAACAGATTAGAAGATTATGGGAAGACTTGGGCAAACTGATAGGAACCACACCAGTTTTAGAACAAATAAAAAACATTACTGATGCGATGCCTGAATCGGCAAAATGCTTACAAGACACCGACGATATTGCTGTACGCACAAAATTATTAAATGACAAGGGTCTGTCTTCTGCTCAAATTGATGATCAAATTTTAAAATCCAACGCCCGCCGCGATCAGCGACTAGAGGAACTGTCAACCATGTTGGAGCAGGGAAACCCTCTTAAACATGCAGTACCAGAAATCTACTGCACAGTTATTTATCGAGATCCTGCTGGTATTATTGTCCCGAAAGAAATGACAATGCCCAATCCGATTAATTCAAAAGAAATTATTTCGAGGAAAACGGGTGAAGTCTTAATTCCTGAAGTTAAGAAAGGTTTAATTGAGAAAGATCACCCCTCTTTGACCTTTTTAATGAATCAAGTCCTTGATACGATTTATGATACCTTGACAATGACTTTTAATCAGGATATAGATGGGTTTATACCCAATTTGACAAAAGATACGTTTATTGAAAGAGAAGTGCCGCGTACAATTGTTATTGACGATAATGGCACATCAAAGCTTGAACTTAACCCTGAATGGACTAAGCTTGTTAAAGATCCTTCACTAAACTATTCTTATGGAGCGTTACCTGGCGATGCCGCAGTTCCAGGACGCTCATTAGTTTCTTATCGCGAAGATGGCGAAACTGATGAAGTGATGATAATAGAGAACGCTATCGGTGGAACTGATAATGACGATGTAGAATATTATAATCGAGATGCCCGCTTGGACTGGGGTTCTCCTGTTAAAGTTAGAGATCGCTTGGTCGCAGGCCAAATGCAAACTGGCCAAACGACCCCAACAGCAGAGCAAGAAGCTGCATGGGAACAAGCACAAATTTTACCGGGCGCTGGAGATAGACTTACCATAGGCGGCAGAAAGCGGCCACAAGATTATGCTCAAGCCCCAGCAGATCAGCGAATGGCTGAATATTCCCGATTATATGGTTATTCTCCAATTCCCATTACTACAAAAGAAAAAGGCCAATCAAAATTTGCTCCTGGTCTTCAAGATTCATTTGCATCTATGTGTGCAGATGAAAAGCTTTTTGACATAACTGATCAGCGAGACTCGTATCATGTATATAATTTTCAAATAAAGAACAGTGTCTTCGATGCCGCAGGAGTGGGAAATGAAATCCAGAAAATTTTAGGAAACTCTACACCATCTCCACAATTACCAACACCACCATTACCCACCACCGGAACCGCCGCACATGGAGGTGCTTTAACTGACAATGCCACCGAAATGATTGCTAAAGCGTTTGGGGCATTGGCAGGGTCCACTTACAACATTGATTACATTGTTCCATATTCAGCCAGCATAGATGTAAATTGTGGTAGCGGCTGGCCTATTAATAGTTATGCAACGACTATTACGTTAGCCCTTGAAGCACCGATGGCCGGGAGTGTAGTAACACCACCTTTGATTATTTATCAGGATGTGGAAAGTAAAAAACAAGAAGATTATGTTTGCATCGCCCAACAATTCAATAGTTGGACATATGATGCAAATCTTGAACATATTCCTCAAGAGCAAGCATTTGTCACTTGGAATCAAAAAGCCTGGGCTCACGGAGCTACCACATATAGAAGCTCATATAAGATTGTGGACGATCTGCGAGAAACAGTTGCTGATGTTGATCTATCTCAAGGAATTGTGGGAATCCCGCGAGGCGGTAGAGAAGGATTAAAAAACTTTCTTTATGCTAAAGATTATGGCTCCCCAACTTCACCTCATAGCACTTATGATGGTTTGTGGCGTGATTTTTATTGCAGTTTTACTAAAATGATTTCTAAATCTCCTTTATTAGATTTAGGAAAATTAAATGGTTTGGACTTATTGCCAATGAATAAAACAGGTCAAGATCCAAATTGTGATCCTAATCCCAGCTTGCTAGACACTGAAGTAATTAAACAACGTATTAGAGATGAATACGGAGTTGTTCAATGTATAGATGCATCTTTTCCAAATATTGATGGTTTGGGTTCGAACAAAGATAATCCTTTTGAAAAGGCCAACCTCGGCGGGGCAGTTCTTTTAACTGTTCGAACTTATGTGCTAGAAGTGATGTTACGTTCACTTTTTATCTTTTATTACTTTAGATTTAATAGTCCCGACACGGTGGATGGGTTACTTGTTAACTATATTTCACAATTGCTTGTAAAGGACGTAACTCAAAAAGAATTTATTGATGAATTCCGCAAAGAAGCATTGGATCTCTATAATCGTAATGCACCTTCATTAAGGCCACCACGATCCCAAACGGATGATTTCGATAAAGTTTTAGATTATTTTATTCGTCATCAAGTTTATGCAGTATCAAATCGCTTGACTAAAATGATTGGAACTATCGGAGATACTTCGTTGGATTCTTATTTGTTAATAGATCAGTCCAGCGAAGATCCTTCTTGGATTCCTGGATGTGATGTACCAGCTTTTCCAAATGATCCCAATCGCATTTTAAAAAATGATAGTTTGTTTACCTCCACTCAAGCACCTACACCAATTCCAACAGAAAAAGTTAAAGAATTGTTGGGAGATGGCGCATTATCTCAACAAACTTTGCGAAAGTTTAATTGGGATTCGTCCATTTCTTATTTGAAAAATCTTCCAATTGGAATGCTATTTCGAGAGTATTTTGGAAAAACTCCCATCCAAAAACAAACAATTTGGTCAAAAGAAAGTTCAATTAGTACCGCCGTAAATCCAGAATCATGGCGTTGGATTACTGGCGCAGAACCACTATCTCCGAATAAAAGATCTGGCACATTTAACCGGGAAGAACAAATTTTTGCTGATAGTGGGCTTATTGCGGGGCTCGACCTTACCACAGCAGGCAGAAACACCATTCTTGGGTTAGATGCTCCACAAAACGAACCCACTCTTTATAATTATGGGGTTTCTGATTCTGAAAAGAAAGTGATGTCTGTTCTCCTCAAGATGCTCGCATCAGGAACTTCTATTAATGCGCGTGGTCCGTTGGTGGCGAATTACAGCCCCAACACAGGCGATAGACCCGGAAAACTTTTCAGTGATTCCACTGCGGCCTTTACTAGTAGAAAATCGTTTAAATTTAAATACAATTACGTGTGGGATCGTCATAACTGGGGCGGCAGCGGAATTGAACCACCGGCCTGGATTACTGGAAAGGGCCTCATTAACCCACCATTTGGGCCTTATAGCGTTTACCGGGGAGCAAGACAACCTACTGATTCCAGACGTTCTTCGGACAATGGAAGTTCTAAAAATCAAACTTATTATCAGGGATATTGGTATCCACGCGCTTTGCAAAGCCCCCTCGCCGACACCCACGAAGCCAAGATAAGACAATATCGCAGCTCGACCAACGCCTCCTGGTCGCATTCTTGGGAACAAGATCCCGCGCCGGACTTTAATAATCGTTTTGAGTTTGAAGCACAATTCTTACGATGGATAACAATAGACGGGGTTGAAGTCGGCCCCTGGCGCGGCACACCATTTCCTAATGGAAAAATAGGTTGGAAATTAATAGATCCTACATGGGGTTATGATGTGGGCGGCCAACGAATGCCATCTAGGAGGAGCTGGACTGATACTATAAATCGCTCCAACACCCCTTTTGATTCACAGACACATGCTGCGCTCAGTGGAGATGGGTTGACTGTTGGTGCGGACTCAAGACAACCGTCTTTTTATGGCCTTTCTGCTGCTTCAAACCCCAATACCAATCCATATTCTTATCGTTTGTTTCAGCGAGCGTCTAATTTGCTGGGAGAGGGAATGCCGTATGTTAGTCTTTTAGATTTTGATATACTCACGATTATAGAACTATTAAAGTGGGAAAAAACCCAAGCCCCTGGTGGAGTTGTGTTTAAGTATCAGGAGTGGATCGATGAACTGGAAGAAGCTGTAGACGATTTTAAAAAAGCTTTTACCGAAAGAAAAGAGTTGTCCACAAATTTGTTAAAGTCCATTCAAGAAAACGGCGTTGGTCGCGAACCAACACCACCAGAGGCAAACCCAGGCAAAAGTTTTGAAAATGGAAACTTTATTAAAGAATATTATTTGCGTGTTGAGGAGCAGGCTTATCAAGGAGTGCCCCTCCACGAAATTGATAATTTTACGCCGGGTGAACATAATCCAAAGTTCATCCCCGCAGGCTCCATTTATGTGCTTCCAGTCCGCAAAGCCAAATGGTCGAACTCTAATTATGTTGACAGGGGTTCTCGCACCGAATTTTTAAAAGGTGTTGTAAATATTAATGAATTTCAGGATTACATTGACGAGAGATTCACTTCTGGTGGGAAGGTGCCACTATCAATCAGTGCTCTGTTATCAAATGACTGTAGACCCCAACCGATTACTAAGGCTCTGGTAACAGATTTAGACGATTTTCAAGCCTGTGGCGAAGCTATGGAAAAAGATTTAGGTGTAAATCTAGTTGCAGATCGAGACGAGCTAGTGTTGGGAGATTTCTTTCAAAGTGTTTATTTGGGTGTAAGAATTTCGTATGTCACTCCCATGGAACAAGCAGCTTCAACCAATAACATTTTTACACATACGGCGCCCATGCATACATCGGACTCTCAGTGTTCAAGAAATCATGCTATTGATCCTATTTTAAATATGTATGAAACTGAGGCTGCTGCGGGTTTTGGTTCCCTTCCACCTTTTGATAATATTGCCCAAACTACGGCAGCAACTCCTAAATCTTCTTTGTATCAAAAAGCCTTTTTTGTTCCCAATGGAAACAATTGGGCACATGTAGTTCCGATGGTATGTTCAGAAGTAGAAATCGATCCGTTGACGCTAATGAGCGATATAGCCAACACCGGCAATCGCTATACCAAAGCTGACTCAGATGGAACACCAGATGCCATAGATATTGGCTTTTTTGAGCAACAATTCATTCAGAATTACCGAAGCGCACTTATCCCTCAACTCACGAATTCACCTGAATATAAGTCATTATTTAGGTATCTTTTCCCTGTAGATCGGATGCTGTCTTTGAACCAGATCTATAGTTCTGAGTATTTACGTTCTTATAAGGGTGTTACCGAAGCCTTCGACCCAACAAAGATAAGATTAAAAGATATTTTTATAACTCTTCTTAATTCTGGGAATTATCAAACAGCTGGGTGTAGTACGCCATCAAGCCTCGATCTCCAATTGCTATCACTAAATGGTATTCCATGGGCTGGATTGGCCCAACAACTAATAATGATGATCGCGAAAACAGCTGTGTTGATTTTTAAGGGCTTTGTAGAGGCATATGACATTAATATCGCTGTTTCAAAAATGATTAGAGATTCTATACACTTGGTTAACCAGTTGATCGCACAAGGTCAAGTTATGGCAAATACTACGCAACAATTTGGATCTGCTTTCGGAAACTTATTGGATGGACCGCAAGCATGTAAAGACTCTACCCCAACCGATCCCCCCGATGAATGGTTTGAGCCTATAGATGAAAATTTCATCCCTGAACCTCAAATTATGTGGATTTCAATGGCACTCCTCCCGATAACACTTCTTCCAATGTTTTGGCCAGGTTTACCCATCACGCCATTTGGTTTGGCTTATTGGGGAATGGATTGGCGACCAGAACCAATGTGGTTAAATTCAATGCCACCGTCAGATTGGCTCGACAAACTATTTAATAAGGAAGTCAAATATGCCAATAGCATAGCGGGCTCACCAGAAGCATGTAATATTATCGATGGCTTGGCACCACCAAGTTCAGATATATAAAGGAGAAGATATAAATGTCAGGAATCACCCCAAAACTTCCACTTGTTAGAGATAGTATAAACGGTTATATGATGATAACTGCTTACAAAGATTTGGTTAAACAGAATTTCAAAAATTTAATGTTCACTATACCCGGTGAACGAATAATGGATGTAAATTTTGGGATTGGATTAAAAAGATTTTTGTTTGAAATGGACAACCCCGGATTGTATGGCCGAATATCCGGGAAGATAAAACAACAAGTTAAGAAGTATCTCCCCTATATTACTGTTGATAATATCATTTTTAATAGTGCTGCCGAAACTGAGGGCATCGATCCCAATTTTCTAAGTGTAAGGGTAGAATATACAATTATCCCTTTGGATGAAATAGACAATTTAGAACTAACTTTACCCGTAGACTAATTATTTGATAGAGAGAGGAACTTTGATTGGGCTCAAAAAAACAATATCCACTTATTGATTATACATCAAGAGATTTTAACAGCATTAAAGAAGATTTAGTAGATTACGCAAAACGTTATTACCCTAATTCTTTTAAAGACTTCAGCGAATCCGGCTTTGGTTCGCTTATGCTGGACACTACTGCATATATCGGCGACATTTTATCATTTTATTTAGATTATAGTGTTAACGAATCCTTTCTTGATACTGCAATTGAATATGATAATGTTATTAAATTAGGGCGACAAATGGGATATCGCTTCAATCCCGCAGCAGCATCCGTGGGTGAAGCAATATTTTATATTATTGTCCCCGCCGCGACTGTTGGTACTGGGCCTGATACCAACTATATGCCAATTTTAAAACGTGGAAGTGAAGTGTCTTCTATTGATAATTCAGCATTTATTTTGAATGAAGATGTCGATTTTTCAGATCCAAATAACGAACTAGTCATCGCAGAAGTAAATTCAAGCACAGGCGCAATTATAAGCTATGCCATTCGTGCTCGTGGACAAGTTGTTTCTGGAAGAATAAATCGAGAATCCTTGGTAGTTGGCAAGTTTCAAAAATTTCTAAAGTTAAAATTAAGCGGAGATAATATTACAGAAGTCATGTCTGTAGTGGATTCTGAAGGTAACGAATATTATGAGGTAGATTATTTATCACAAGACACCATTTATAAGCCCACCCTCAATCGCGGCGATAATAGTTCTATTACCCAGAACCTTTTAAGACCTTTCGTTGTTCCCCGACGATTTGTGATTGAACGAACTCAAGAAGATACATTTTTACAATTTGGGTTCGGAACTAAAAACACCACTTTATCTATTGATTCTATAGTAGATCCAAGCAAAGTTGTGTTAAAGGTCCATGGAAAGGATTATATATCTGATACCAGCATTGATCCAGGAAATTTCCTAAAAACTGATAAATTTGGTGTGGCCCCTTCCAACACAACGTTGACTGTTTTATACCGTGTTAATGATTCTGATAACGTAAATATTTCTGCGAATGCTCTGACCAATATTGACACCCCAATTTGGGACTTCAAAGAACTCAGTTCATTAAGCTCTAATGCACTATCAAGCGTTGTCAGTTCTTTAGAAGTCAATAATGATCAGCCAATTGTAGGTGATGTTGCGTTGCCAACGACAGAAGAATTAAAACATAGAATTTATAATGTCTTTTCTTCCCAAAACCGCGCAGTAACCTCAGAAGATTATCAAAGTTTATGTTATTCGATGCCTGCAAAATATGGAGCAGTTAAGCGAGTAAATATCGTTCGTGATTCAACTTCTTTGCGCAGAAATTTGAATTTATATGTCTTATCAGAAGCATCGGATGGAACGCTAGCTATTTCTAATTCTACCATAAAGGAAAACTTAAAACAATGGTTGAATCAAGCTAGAATGATAAGTGACACCATTGACATTTTAGATGCAAAGATTATAAATATTGGAATTGAATTCGCGGCCATCGCGGCTTTAGATACCAACAAGTTTGATGTACTAAGTGACGCAGCTTCTAAATTGGCTGCATATTATGCAAGTAAATTTGAAATTGGCCAACCTTTTTATGTATCAGACATATATACCCAACTTAATAAGATGAAGGGTATTATTGATGTTACAAAGGTTAAAATTGTTCAAAAATCTGGATTAAATTATGCCAGTAATCCGGTTGATATTAACATGCTTTATTCCGCAGATGGAAGCTATATTGATTGCCCAAAGAATGTGGTTTTCGAAATCAAATACCCAGCCGTAGACATTAAAGGAACGATCAAATAATGGGAATCAAAAGATATACTGCCATAAACGATAACACTATTACGAACGCTTTTCAACCAAACTTAATTACTCGCGGGACTAGTAGTAACATGGGCTTGGCTGATTCTTTAGAGGTTTTTTCGATTTATGCTCAAGAATCTAGTTCCTCTTATGAAGAGTCCAAATTACTTATTAAATTCCCAGTGGTTACTGCTGATGCAACCACCACCATTCAATCTGATAGAACAGCTGGTACAATTCCAGCAAGCGGAAGTGTAGATTTTTATTTGAGGCTTTATAATGTAAAACACACCTCAACACTGCCTAGAAACTTTACTCTTGTTATTTCTCCTGTTTCGCAATCATGGCAAGAAGGGGATGGCTTGGATATGGACGAATATTCGGATGTAACATACAATGGAACTGGCTCTAATTGGATCAATGCTCAAGCGGCCACAGAATGGACAAATAATTCCGGTCGAAGCTTAACATCAAGCACAGACGGCGGCAGCTATTTGAGTGCTTCTTGGAATGGCTCGCCTGTTACCACATATGATGAGTTTAATTATACTCAAACATTTGGAGAAGATGGAACTGGTGATCTAGAGGTTAAAATTACAGGTCTTGTAGAGCAGTGGATTATAGGAACGTCGGGCGACGGATATGACAATTATGGTGTTGGGGTAATGTTAACCGGAAGCCAAGCCATGGGCCAACGTTCGTATTACACTAAAAAGTTTTCTGCCCGAAGCAGTGAATACTTTTTTTCTCGTCCGGTGATTGAGGCTAGGTGGAACTCTACGCGCAAAGATCAGCGTGGTAGTTTTTATGTTTCTAGTTCAAATCTAAGTGCCGCAGACAATTTAAACACACTCTATCTATACAATTATGTAAGGGGTCAGCCAAAAAATCTTGCAAACATTGGAACGGGTCCGATATATGTCAATACATATACTTCGGCTAGCCAAGGCGAGCTACTAACTGCTACGCCAAATAGCCCCATTACTGGTGGTTGGGTTGATACTGGAATTTATAGCGCATCCTTTGCCCTTGATACCACTGCAAGTTTGGCGTTTGATAGATGGTTTTCAGGCTCATCTGGCTCCGCAATTACAACTGCTGGTGTTAAGATATATCACACAGGCTCTTTTATACCTCAGAAGTTTAATTCTTCGAATATATACTCTATTCCTCGTTATGTTACCACTATTACAAATTTGGAACCTTCGTACTATAACCAAGACTCTGCCCGATTCCGCCTATTTACGCGATTAAAAGATTGGAGCCCAACTATTTACACAGTAGCGTCTAAACAAATTCAAAATGATATTGTTGAAGATGCTTATTTTAAAATTTTCAGGATGATTGATGAAAAGGATGTTATTTTATATGGAACTGGTAGTTTAAATCATACTAGACTTTCATACGATGTAACTGGGAGTTATTTTGATTTAGACATGAATATGCTGGAAGCTGGATATGCTTACGGAATAAAATTTGTTTATCATATCAATGGCGCTTATCAAGAACAACCTGAAACTTTTAAATTTCGTGTAATAGAGTGAAACTATGGCCAATATTAAGGATCTTTTTAGTGGGAAAAAGTCTGAAAAGCTTTTAGAAAATGCTTCTCAAAATTCGGTTGGCTCTGGAGTCGAATCAGCAGATTATTTAAAATCAAATATAAAACAAAAACAAAGGTTTATACCTTCTGTTGATTTTTCAACCGCCTCTAATTTTGCAATTTATGGATCAGCCGAGAAATATTATGAAGATGCTTATAACTATATTTTAAACGAATATCCTTATGATGGTTCTTTAAAAGAGAAAATTAATTGGAATCTTTCTGGAACCTATCTTGACCGATATATTTTTGAAAATGACTATCCTCGTACAACTGGATATATTAATTTTGGACAATCTTATGGGTCTGTTATAGACGCAGGCACAGGATATGATGCTCCAAGTAATAGGGAATGGATCTTTTTTAAGGGGAATAATGTAAATTATTCTCTTAATTCTCAAACTAATCCTGAACTTACTTTACAATTTGATAATTTAAATATCTATAATACTGCTAGTCAAGGATTGTCCAATCTCGAATTAGAGGGTAGCGGTGGATTATCTGTTGAATTTTGGCTTAATAAATCGACTTTTAATGCGTCCGATGAATCCAGACGCCAAGTAATTGTGGATATATGGAATAGTGGAACTTATGATACAGCTGGCTATGGTCGATTTCGTGTAGAAATTTCTGGAACCGAAGGTGGCGTAGTTAATCCAAACTTCAATGTAGAATTACTGTCAGGAAGTGCAGGATTTTCTTGGCAAGGAGTTACACCTGGTGGAATTCCTAGCGTTGTTTTAAGTGGTTCTACTCTCACAGGATCTTGGAATCATTTTGCTCTTACTTTCGTAAATACAGGTAGCCAAATGGCTGGCCGACTTTATACTAATGGTAATCTTACTTACACCCTCATCGGCGGCACTACAATGGGCACTGTTACAGGTTCGATGTTGGGTCAAATTGGTTCCCTTATTACAGCTGTTTCGGGAGGAAATGAAATACAGGGCGATGGCAAATTCTCGGGCTCCTTAGACGAATTTAGGTTTTGGAAAAAGCGAAGAACTGCAAAAGAGGTCGGACAATATTGGTTTAGTCAAGTCGGTGGTGGTACAAATACTGATTTAACGCTGGCGACCTCAGCTTCTACTAAATATTCCTATGAAAATCCAGTAGACTTGGGTGTTTATTATAAATTTAATGAAGGGATAATTAACACTTCTAGTGTCAACGCTAAGGATGCTTTAGTGGTTGATTATGCTGGTAGGGTTACAAATGGACAATGGGAAGGTTATACCGTTACCTCAAGAAACACCGGCTCGGCAATTATGTCTGCATCTGCTGCGGCTTATGAATTTCAAGACCCTATTCTCTATGCAACACATCCACTAGTTTCTTCGTCAAAGACCACAATGATGAGTCTTGGAAAATTACATGATGTAAAAAACAATTCTTCAATTTTTGGGACTCTCCCTCAATGGATTACCGCTGATGACGAGAATAATTCAAAAAGCGCGTTAAAACAACTGACACAGATTATGTCAAGTTACTTTGACACTTTATACTTGCAAACTCAAGCTATTACTTCTTTAAAAAACAAAGATTATATTAGTGGAAGTGATAAGCCTTTCCCTTTTTCAAATCGATTGATAGACGGTTCTGGGTTTTTAACTTCCGAAATCTTTACAAAAGCAACAGATTTAGAATATCTAGATGCTCGTAATGATAAAAAGCTTTTTACAGAAAAGGTAAATGAACTGAAAAACCTCATTTATCAAAATGTTTACAATAATTTAATTAACATTTATAAAACCAAAGGTACGATGAAGTCTTTTCGTAATCTTATTAGATGTTTTGGTGTTGATGAAGAGCTGATAAGTATTCGTTTATATGGCGATCAAATTACTCACAAAATTTTAGATAATTATGAAAACGCCACAGTAAGAAAAAGATACGCAAACTTCTATACTGAAAATAATTTAGACGCGGTTGTATACCAACAAACAGCCAGTTCTAATGCATATAGTCGAGGATATATCAGCTCAAGTGCTGAAGTCCAATATAGGGGCAATACTTATGAGTTGGAGTCGTTCTTTCCCAAAGATCCAGAGAAAGGAAATAGTTATTATTTCAATACGTCATTCCCAACAGCTTCTGTTTTTGGCTCTCACACATCCGGTGCCGCAGGCTCAACCGCTTGGGGATCTCCTGATTATGGCCAATTCCAGGTCCAGACAGTCCGCCCAGATATTCGAAGATCGGCAGCATATTTCCAGCTAACTTGTAGTAACGATGGCCTCGGAATGTTCCCAAGACTTACAAGTTCTGTATTTCAAGAGGTTTATGATAATTCTCGGTGGAATTTGGCAGTTAGAATTAAACCCAAAAAGTACCCGCTAGCGGCTGGTGTGTCAGGAAGTTCTGTGGGGCAGTATGATGTTGAGTTTTCTGGTTATAATTATGTATTAGATGTATTGAATAATAGTTTTCTTGTAACTGCTTCAATTAGTTCGGCGAATGCTCAAAATTTCTTGAAAGCTAATAAAAGGTTTTTTGTTGGGGCACATAGAACCAATACCACTGGAACTATTTTACAAAGGAGCAATACCAAGTCAACTTCACTGCGCGTATGGATGGATTATTTATCCAGCGGAACCTTGGCTGCTCATGCCAAAGATGTTACCAATTTTGGTTCTTCAAATCCATATCGTGATGCTTATTTAACTGAAGAAGGTGCAAAGCTCGGCAGTAAAAATGTTAAAGCGATTCCTCAATTAGAGACACTCATATTAAATTGGGATTTTGAGAATGTAACGAGTTCTGATGCCGGTGGTAATTTCACCGTTCAAGATACTTCAGTTGCATCTTCCGGCTCTAATGATTACACTTCACGATGGGGGTGGCTTGGACCAATTGGACAATATCAACATACAGGAAAGGGATATGGATTCTTAACCAATTCTACTTCCTCCATTGATCGAAGATATGTTCACACTCTAATACAACAACCTCCGGAAATTATTAATAGTTCTGATATGGTTTCCCTTGTTGACGAGGGACAGAATAAGTTATTTACCAAAGATTCGCGCCCTGAACAATATTTTTTCGCCTTTGAAAAGAGCATGTATAATATCATTTCAAGAGAAATGATAAACATTTTTGGAACAATCGTAGATTTTAATAATCTAATTGGTCAGCCAGTAAATCGTTACCGATCAGAATACAAAGATATGCAGAAATTGCGTCAATTGTACTTTGAGAGAGTTCAAAACACAATTGAATTAGAAAAATTTGTTGAATATTTTAAATGGTTGGACTCTGCATTATCAGTAATGTTGCAACAATTAGTTCCTGGTTCAGCCCGATTCTCCGAAAATCTCCGCACAATGGTTGAAAGTCATGTGCTTGAGCGAAATAAATATCAATCTAAATTTCCGTCTTTAGAGAAGAAAAATCAAAATCAAAGTCTCCCCGAAGCTGGAGTATTCGGGATTAATGAAATGCTATATTCCGGGAAACGAGGAACGGCTCCAATTCCGAACTCGGCCACAGGCTCTAACTGCGAGTGGTGGTTGGAACGCGCTGATAGAAATAATACAAATATTACTTCTGGCGATGCATCGGTCAATGCTCAAAGAAATACAATACGTCTGGCTAATGATTTCAGAAGTGGCTCCGGCCCAACGCTGGCTGTTTCTCGTAATTCAACCACTACCACAACAACTTACGAAGGTCAAGCATATGCTGTGCGCAACTTTACAAAAATCTACAGACTTGATGTGGATGAGCAGCCAGTAATTCATGGAGGATCTAATTTTGCTAAAAATAAAACGGTAGAATACACTCACGAGTCTCTTAAATTTGATTCATCAGAACAATTAACTATAACTGCCTCAAGTATTCCTGGCGAAAAAGGTTGCAACGATGTAATTATTCCCAATTCCAAAACTAAGTTAGATGCAAAAGTTACCAATTCTGAAAAACCTTATGGTTATACAAGCGGTAAAAGTAATATATTTGCACCATTTAGCCTTTACAGTTCCTCGGTCACAACTGGTTATGCGGCTGATGTTGGAACCAATTTTCGAACGAAAACAGCAATTGATAATTATCATGATGATATTTACGGAGACGACAAAGGTATTCCGATTCAAGGACCGTTCACGCAGCATCACGTTGGTGGTCGTCAGCATAGACACATTAATATTAATTCTGCCGCAACTGACACTACCGCAACTCGCCCAGAAGCTTGGAATCTTACTCTAGCATCTAATACTTTAACCATTGGTTCTCGCACAGCTCACCAACCTCGTGCAACAATGATACGTGACGCTTATGCCAAGCGCCCATTAAATATTGCCAATATTAAGTGGGGAACATCATCAGCAGTTGCTGGGAATTATCGCTTTGGATATGAAATTCTGCAAACTTCTGGTCGAAGTTTGAACAATCGCTACTTCATTGCGAATGGAGGATTCTCACCAACGTCTTCGGATACAGGAATTTTTAGCGGCGCAATTGATTATGCACTTCCCCGTTTTGATTTGACAGGCACCAATAAATCGATTTTTGTTGAAAGATTTAATGCTCCTGGTGGCCCTGAAGTTAGTTCACGCGGTTGTTTGGATGTTAATGCTGAAGAATTTTCAGTTTACAATGAATTAAATTATCGCAACTTAATGGTAAGAGAAGCCCTTGACAGTTGGTTGACAGAACATTGTGGGCAATTTGGTATTTCTCCCACTGGAAGCCCTGGTGACGGCACAGTTCCGTCAGAACATACCGTAAACCCGTTTGGATATAATAATGTTATTGCTGCTTACCACAAAGTGAATCGCAATCCTGTAACAGTGGGTGCTTTAATTGGAACTTCTTCCACTCAACTCACAACAAGCGTTAATTATGACAATTGGTTTGTTCAACATGATATTCCACAAAGTACATTACAATATAAGTGGATTGCGGATTCTTATAATAGGGATAAAACCCAACCATTTGGTTATGTTGGAGGTTGCCATGATGCAGGCGGGTTAGTGCCGTTTTCTGTTCCTTCTGGGACAACTTCTATGACTGCGTCGGTAGTTCAACTTGCGACAGCGAGTATTTGGCAACCTTATACTGATATTTTTACTGTCAATTTTGCACAGTATTCTTTTTATAATCCCGACCGGACGTTTTCAAACTATTACCGAACCCAATTAACGGAGTCAAGCAACACTATATCCCCCGGAAGCCAGTTTTATACCGATGGAGTAATTGCTCCTACCATTAACGCATATTTTAACAATGTTAATGGTCCCTATGGGCACCCTTCTTGGAAGCATTTAAGAGCCGGTGACACCCCAGTTCCAAGATTTCACAAGAAAAACAACATTCTTTCTGTTGGATCAAAGCGCGGAATTGTAACTGTTCCCCATGGTTCTGGTTCAAACCTGCCCGCGACCTATTTTGATCCCCGAACCGATCCCAATAACATTATAAATTATACGGAACCACCAGTCACCTTTAAGTTTCGTCCGCTTATCAGTGAACTAACGGATGTTCAATTACAACATTCTTTTGGGAACAATTTATGCCTATGGACTCAAAGGGGCTTGCCGTTTAATAATCCCGTTAAATCAATTGGTGAATATTTGGGTGGCATAAATAATAAAACAGATGCACAGATATACAATAAATTAATTGAATCAGATGATTATAATACTGATTTCCACAGTTTAACATATGCGGAAGTTTCATATCCGCGCTCTGCTAATACAGGTCTTGGCAAAACTCGCTCACGCACTCGATATGCTGAAACCGCCTCCGTTATTGATAATTACAGCCCAGGTTTTCCACCCACCGCTTCATTGTCTATTGGGCATAATGGTATTGATCGCGCCCCCAATGTTAGAAGAACCTTTTGGAAAACCGCCTATTATGAAAGAAATCGATATTTACCACAAATGGCTCCGTCCTTTGTGAGTCCCGGATACCCCAGCTTTCAAACTACAATAAGCAATTCCTGCGGAAACGCCGATGGTATGGCCAGAAGTGTATGGCCTTTTGGGGGAGAACCTATCGTCTATAACCCTCCTTCGGTCAACCCCGGACATGAGGCAGTTACAGTTTCAAGCTTATCGGGTGCCTCCTCGTTTGCTCTTAATAATGGTCTAGATACCGGAGAGTTAAATTCTATCAACACTGCTCGTATCGGAGGAATGCTTGGTGGAGTAACTGGATCCATTAATCCGACTTCATACTTACACCAGTTATATATAAACCCATCTGCTTCTGCTTTTTATTATTGGTTGCCAAGTATTGGTGATGCTATTCTTTATAGTCAGGCACCAAACAACACTCTTTGGACCCAATGGGGACCATGGAGTGCAACATCAGCCTCTTACATTCAACAAATATTAAGCTCTGTTAATAAAGGAATGAAATGGCGCACAAACATAGACGCTGGTAAAGATCCTTGGTATGATTCTTATGAAGCCTACGCTGAAAATATTAGAGGGTTGTCCCAGACCCGCACTATATTGCCAGAGTTTAAAATTTCAGATAATATGGAATATTATGTAAACACTGCGGGGAACAATTTCAGAGCACAAAATGATAAATTTTTATCACTTGACGGAGGTAATGTGACTTCCAGTGCCTTGACTCATACGAGCCCTGGCAACCAGCGCGGGTTTGATGAGAACTTTTTTAAAGAATATTCGTTTAGTGATTTTCAGAAATATTTTGGAACCTTCGCAGCAGATTATAAACTCAACAAAATTGCCATTAATTGTAGCGCCGTTAAAAAATTGTTGCCTTATAAGGGATTTTATCCAGCCGATAGAACCACACAATTGGTGAGTTTGTTTTCTGGTACTTTTGGACCACATCTTGGAGGAGGGGCATTATCTGCATCGAACTCAGCCCCAGAACCAACCGCAAGGGTTCAGTCGGGTTCTGATCAATTGGCGATGCAAGCATTGTTGCAACCTTTCTTTGCTCCCGGTATTCTGTATAACACTATTAAATCCGGAATAGCAGTGGATTGGGGAGTGTTTACCGGAAGCACCGCCACTGTATCAGTAGATGAGTATCCGGGATATGAATACAATGTTCGCAATCCCGACACAAGATTTCCATTTAAATCGCTGTTAAATCCGTTGCAATATGTGCCGCACTCTCAATCGGATGGCACTCATCGATTATTACACAATGCTCCAAGCTATTATGTTTCTCAACCGGATAGAGAACCAATGAGGTTCCCTTACGCTGAATTCTCACCATCACACCCAGAGGAAACCACGACTGATTTATACTCTAGTGCGATGCATAATTATCTAGCTGAGATTCCAAATTTCTTTTTACAGGATTCACAATTACAATCCATAGAATCTCGACCAGCCGGTGATATACAAGTGGAAGCTGGAAAGATTTATGTAATGGATGCATACATTGAAAAGACCAACAATGCTCCCAATGATGAACTTATAATGGTGCAGGATTATTTTAATGGATATGTGTCTTCGAGCTTCCCGTTTTTTGCCAGTTCTTCCTATCCAACCAATGCCAAGAACCCACTTAATCCCAACACATCTGGATCAGAATCTTTACGCATTGGAACTGTGTGGGGTCCACCCGGCGCAGGAGTAACTGGATCATATAACGGTAAATATTTTGGTCCTGGGTGGAATGCCAATCGAGGAACTTATGCCGCGTCTTCTTCGGCATGGCAAGCTGGAGGGGGAACCGTGCCTTTACGCGATGGGGATCCTTCATATGCACCAGTAACTCCTCCATATTTTTATGGAAAAGCAAAAGTACGACTTATGTTTACCGCTTCTATTGAAGACGCCCAAACTGCTGGTGGTGGTCTTGGATTTCGATGGGCTGAAGTGATGAATCGTATGACGATGAGTTTTAAGGGTGTTGATGATCCTCGCCGGAATGCATGGACCAAATTTGATGAACCCAATCAGACAGACGAATATCGTTTCGGGTATAGTAACTTTTCTTATCAAGCCATGATGGATGTAACAGCATCTTTAAATGTACAAGGTATTTTATCTCCAGATCCATCCAACATGAGCTTGGATCGTTGGGTGATTTCACCTTACATGGAAACACCAGTTTTAGACTTCTCCAGCTCTCAAGCCCCAGAATATGGCTACGGTCGCGGAATGTGGAGTGGTTATGGGGAAGTTCCACAAAATCATAAAGGTATTTTCTTTGGAGTAGAACGTACCCCAAATTTATTTATTGGTATACATTCCAGCTCACTCCCTGCTGGTAATGGCATCGTCATGGAGAATCAAGAAAGATTTAGGGATATGACAGAATGGTTTAAGGGAGTAAGCCCCATCGCATTATCACCCGGAGGCTTAAGCACTGCCAATGCCCCGTGCGATGAAGTCGATCTTGCCGCCACGGGCATAAGCAGCGCAAACACTGCCTTTGCACTCAAAAGAAAGATCGGTCAACTGGCACATACCAAGATGATTTCAGAAGCGATTGTGGCTATTCCCTTTAGTACACGCAGAGTATACGCAAATTCTGGCATGTCTAAAACTGTTCATTCGCCAATTATGGGCAAGTATTTCTTTACTATGGGGGGGGAGAGCAAACGAGCGTCAAGAAATCTTTTTAGAAACACGAGGACCAACAAATTAAATAGTGGTTTTGCTATTCCTGGAACTGTTATGTTGGGCGGTGGTGGTCCGGGTTCTGATTTAGCGACTTGGGGATTAGACGCACCAGTGAGAGACACTTCTGTTTCTATATTGTCAGAAATGATGGAAAAATATATTTTACCACCCGAATTAGATTTTAACAGATATAGTGATATCGAACCATTTGTAATGTATATGATAGAATTTGAACATGAATTAGATCGCGATGATCTTAAAGATATTTGGCAAGGCGTGATGCCAAAAATTGCTATGACTCCCGAATTAGACTCACAAGGTATTTCACACGAAATGAAAAACTATGAGTTCTTTGGGGGCAGACCGCTCCCGGCACAGGCCGAGATACGTTGGATGGTATTTAAAGTTAAGAAACGAGCCGCAATAAACTATTGGGCAACCACCAAGGATAGCGATGATGGAGCAATCAGCACGGGGGGAAGAAGTTTGATGTATCAAGATCTGATGGCGCTTAAAGCCAATAGTTTTATAAATCCCCTTGGATATGAATACAGTTACAACTGGCCATATGACAATTTTTCTCTTATTGAATTAGCTCAAGTAGAGGTAGGAAACAATTTTGGAAGAAGACCACCACCACCGCCACCATCGCCCACGCGCAACGAACCCCGACGCGAAGCACCACCAGAGGCGGAAGCTGGTAATGTTTCCGCAACGCCACCCCAAAATCCACCATCGTCCGATAATTCTCTAGGGTCCAAGCGCGCAGAAAGTGGACGTGCTGGTGCGTCCTCTCAAGATCCGGGCACCGACCCGTCCGATAACTCGCTAGGAGGAGGCTAAATGAAATTTTTTAACAAACAAGAACAGGTCATCGATATACAGCTAACACAGTATGGCAAATACTTGCTTTCTAATGGCAAATTTAAGCCAGTTTATTACGCTTTTTTCGACGATGGTATCTTATATGACTCCGAGTATGGTTTCGGCCCTCAAGATCAAAAAGATATACAAAATCGCATAAAATCAGACACACCTCAATTAGAGGGGCAATATAACTTTAGAGGAGTTGAGTCACAAGTCCGTAAAGCAAATACTTTAATTCGCTCAAATGCGGAGTGGGAAAAGAGATATTTTGAAGATTTGGCCATCCGACCACCCGATACAATTACGGATAATCAATATGCCTTGCAAAACATTATTGGTTCTTCAGATTTAAACTCTGAATATATTCCTTCGTGGAATATACAGTTTCTTATAGGGCAAGTAAGTAGTTCTGCTAGAACCACCTCATGGGTAAAAGAACCAACTGGAAGTGCATTAAACACTCCACAAATCCGAGTGGAAAATGTAGTTTACAAAACTGCCATCAAGCAACTGTCTGACGCAAGTCAAATAGCCGAAGATGCTGATTCTGCAATTTATGGAAATGAGTATATTGATGTTTTCTCGGACGATGGTGGTATATTGTTAGATATCAGCGAGGCAAATATAGATTTTGAAAAAGAAGGGTATGAAATAGAAGTTTATGAAGTAGACGAAGAACAAGTCAGTAATGGTAAGGGGGGAATCCGAGAAGTATTAACACCTCTTTATTTTATAAAATATCCTGAACAAATTAAAGATGGAATCTTATTGGATAATGTCTCCCCAATTGATGAACTTGATATTACTGGAATGTCGGAGTATGAACTTGATCCTCGATATGTAGAATATTTTTTGGAAATTGATGTAGATAACGAGATCGAAAAAGATATTATTTGCGAAAGAACATCAGATAGGACATTGGGAATCTATTCCACAAGATTTTTGGATTGTGAAGATTCAGACAAACAGAAAGAAATTGATGCGCGTAATATTTATAATACAGATATCACCGAAGAAGATCTCAAGGACCATTCATGACAAGCTATGTTATAAATCCAGTTCAAACTGTTGGAGAATTTCTCCCAAATGTTTATATCAGCAATATTATTTTGCGGAGTAACACTGGATATACTAAAAATGAGATAAATCCTCATATTGATTATCCTGGCGAGGGCATCGTTACCCGTGGTGACGGAAGTTTACAAGTTGAATTAGCATTAACCATCAAAGATATCTTGGGGGCTGGTGGAACTTCTCAGTGGTTTTCGTCACGTACCCTTCCTAACGGAGATAGTTTAAAAGATTATATAAAAGTAAATATTGTTCAGGCTTATACAACAGATTCGGTGAGAGAATGGTCTGGTAAAGTGGTTTCCCAAAATATTTATACTGACCAAGCACAACTCATAACTGGCCCAGGCATTTCTTATATGTCTTTAGATTTGTCAGAGTTCGGAACCGGCGATGATATAAGTCGCTGTATCACCGAGTTTGATGCAAAGGGTAATGCAATTAAAAGCATAAGCAAGACCATTTTATCTTCTGATGCTCAATGGCGACCAGGAATTGCAAATCATTCCACAAATTTACCAGCGGAGCCAACTGATTTGGCATATTTTGTGTGGACAAGTATTAATTTAGATAATTTGGCTAGACATTTTGGATTTGGCCCAGCCGCTTACCCGGAAGGTTCCCAACAGATCAGCAAAGTCAATTCAGACGCAGTTTATCGTAATAATAAAATGGTTAAAGAAGGATATGTATTTTTTGAAGCAACTCAAAACGGAGATGAGTTGGCCAAAACCGACAAACTTTGGACAGGTCCGGTCCATTTTAGTGATGGAAAATACATGGGAGGCACCACTCATGATCCATCTGCTCCACGATCTCAACATCCTTATCTTATAAGACAAGCGTTTCCAAATACCAAAATACAAGATTTTAGGGTTGTTGCAAGATTAGACAAGTTGGAATTAAATTTTGCAACTTTTCAAAATGAAATCTTGCAAGCTTTGACAAAGAATCGAAGAATTATTGACAACGATAGTATGAGGTTTTCTTATTTTACGGATATAAACCTTTCACGCGATCAAAATAATAACTGCCGATTTATGTTTGGTCTAGATTTAAGAAAGCTCGTTCGAGAAAATACACCTTATTCTAACTTGTTTGCAGTGCGACAACAAGATAATCCGCCGTGGTTACGCGAGGTTATGAATAAAGTTCAGATTCTTTCAATGAAAGTTTATCGTCAACGTGTCGCTGGCAGTTCCGAAACCGGAACTACTCCTTATTATTTTCCCGGCGTTCATATTTTCGATCCTGCTTCTAAATTATCTAAATTTGATAGTGCCTTGGCGCGGGGACAGAGAAATACAGGAACTCCAGCAGACCCGAAATACATTTCTTTTGATCCAACAGACGAATTAATTATTGATGCTGGTGAAATATCTGCTGCAACTGGCAAGACTTTTATTGGCGACGGTGCAGCATCTGTGGATGGGGTGTCCACCATGAGGCAGATTACCAATATTCATAATAATAATGCGCAAGGAATTTATTATTACACTGGCACTGATGCTAATATGTTCGGAAATTCAGATGGATATTATCAATATAGAGTAGAATTAGAAATCGAAGATGGTGTTGTTGAATTTTTAAATGAAAAGCGAGCAGTCCTTTTAGACGAGTTAAAAAAAATAAAAGCATATTATAATGAGGGGTCAAAGACCAGCGCCGTATATGGCTCAGGCACAGAGCAAGTAGCCAATTTTGATCCAACAACTAATCGTTTTACACAAGCTTTTCAAAATTCTGCCATGGGCGTCTCCTGGGGCAGATCAGCTCTCACTGGTGGCGTGGGAATGAAGTATGTTCAAATATTGCAGATCTTTGTAGAGTTAAGCGGTCCAGAGAAAATGAACATTATGAACACTCTGAATTTATATGTCAGCCCTAAAGCTGGTAATCCTCAAGGTTGTTTGGCTGCGATGAACTTGTATGATAATCTTATCACCTTCCTCAACAGTGCTATAGGAGTTCAAAAAGAGCGCGGAATAAACCTACCAAAAGATACCGATGCCACGAATGCTGCTGGAACTTCAAATAATGTTTTTGAAAGTGATGTTGCTTCTTCGACTGAACCATCAATGAATACGTTTACCATCTCCCACACTTTCTCTGATTATTATGACGCAAACTTGCCATTAAATACTGGTTTTGATTTTCTAGGGGCCGATTATAATGGCTTTCCTAAAATTCCAACAGATACAGGGTTGAGAGTTATAGATAGTGATAGATGGAAAACAAGTATTGTTTCCAAGGAGTTAACTAAATTGTTTAATGGTGTCAACAGTAGAATTGATTTGCCAGACTTTGTGAGCGACGGAATAACGCCTGACAACACGTTGCGAAGAACAGATTTTTCATATCTAACGCCCGCTGTTGTTTATGGTGGTGCAGATATTACCCTTCCAATGATTGGCCAAAATACGGGCGATGCGCCCAATATTAGTAATAGGGATTTTATGAATTTGGCGGCAGGATCTCTGACAACGATTACCAATAGAATTACCAACACAAACACCCTTCAGGAGAAAGTAGCTGATTTTCTTTCCTACAATTATAATTTAACTGCCATACCAGTGCCAAATGTGTCACCACGATTAAATCCACCAGGATCAATAACAACCGAAGGCCCAAGTTCTAACCCGATCCAAGATTATATTGAGGGATCAAATGCTCAAACTCATGAAAACCGCAAAGCCTTTGACATATTTTGGAATCTGATTTCGAATGGTGTTGTGAGCGAGGGGAACCGTGCAGGAGTTTCACTACCAGAAGGATCTAGTCAGAAAAGCATAGGATATTATAACCCTAAATTGCCCTCTGGTTTTAAGGATGCGCTTGACAAATCAATCCCAAATGCTGCTGACCGAACAGTTTTAATACAACAAAAACTTGATAATTTGCCTAATGTGGTCAAAGCTTTGATTCGGTTTAATTATGAAAACCATTCACTAACTCAAGGAAAAGATTTCGGCGGTGGAGCGTTAAAGGGTGAAATAGATAATTTCCTAAAAAGCGAACCTTTCGAAAGCCCAACTCTTAGTTCAAAAGCGCGGATTTTATTTGAAACAATCGGCGAAATCCAATATTTAGATGGCTATAAACCCACAAAGTATTCTTTAAACGAAAATGAAATTGAGGAGTTTTCAAGCGGTATGCCAGTTTGGAAAACTCTTGATAGAGAGGTGTATGACCGGGTTGGGACCAAGACACCAGCAAACGCATTGTTGTGCCGCATTCGGCCTTGGGAAAGCGGAGTGTTTAAAGTTCAAAGACAATCAGGAAATGATTTGCCAACATATGAAGAATATTTTATTTTGAATGCTGGTATGGCTCCCTTGGCCTCACCACACCGCGAAGCCGAGACTTATACCGATACAATACCGTCTTCTCCTTTAGATCCGCCAGAATCTTCATTCCCACCAGTTTATACAGTTGCAACCAATTGGGTTGTTGAGGAGATCACAAACAATGTAACAGCTGCACCTCCAACCCCACCAGTGACAACCGCAGTCCCTGGAGCAACAGGAGGTTCTTTCACTGCCGCTAATGCTGCTCAAATGCAACAAAATGCAGTCGCCGCAGCAAATGCTGCTGGTGATAATTCTAGTGGCGCACCAACCGCACCAACCCTTCCGGGAGCAGCAGGCAGCACTTTTGCACCAGCGAGTGGTCAACAATCATCTGGCCAACAATCATCTGGCCAACAATCATCTGGCCAACAATCAGCCCCGACCGCGAGAAATCCGTTATCAGGATTAGGAACAGGAGGAGGAAACAGTGGGTATTAAAGTAAGTTTACCTTGGCGCGTAGTGTCTCTGTATAATGCGACATCGTTCGGTAGTAACGCGCACGGAAATACTCCATTTTTTGAATATGATGCGGCAGGTCCGATTGATTTTATGCGATATAGAATGAATCGTATTTGGAATCCGATCCCTGCCACCCCGGACATCGGGGCATATGTTACAGGTCCGCAAGCTATTGAAATTAGCGAGGAAGGGGCTAACCGAACGCCTGCATATGCGATTTTTTCGGTATCCCAAACTGGATTTCATTTTAGGAAAAAAGAAGAAGTCGTCATTCGATATAACCCAGTTGATATTGGGGAATGCGGCAACTTACCAGAACCAGGGATTGGCGGTGGCGCAAACAACCCATTTGTAAGTCAAGACAAATGGTTAAAGGTTTTAGAAGATGGGCAAGGATTAACAACTCACGCAAGAAATATTGCTGGCGGAAATATTGGACCTCATGGCATTATTTCTACGTTTGCTGATGGTAAATTACGCGACGGCAACACAGCAATAAAGTTTGATGATCAAGTGTTTCGATATAATACTCCATTAGATTCCAAAAAAGTTAGAGATAACTCCTATGGCTCATTGACGCCTTATGAGGCATCTGTAACTCCCAATTATAATTTTTATATTCAAACGTATGAATCAATTCTTACTCAAGAAGATCCAACCAAGGAACCACATGAGAGTATGCTCCCGAGTCTTTATTCATTCTTGAGTGTAATGGAGAATGAAAATGATACGAGAGAGCGAGCTGGCGGAAGTTCAGACTATGATCCAGCAACCATTAATACCGTTTTCGAAAAACATATCACCCTAGAAAGGCAACTTAAAGAAACTCGTATAGCAACCTTGGTAACTTATAATGCGGGAGCCCGCGCACAAACGGTGGAAGCCGATGTAAGTAAAGGAGATTACTTTGATAAATATGCTTATGCCTTTTCTGACGGAGTAAAAGGAACTACTGTTCCTGCATGGCGAGAAGGCCAGAATCCTTTGGCCGACAGGTTTAAGCATCAAATTGTGCCTTCGTCAAATAATCAAATGTTTGCTGAATTCAGTGATGTTAGACAAAGGTTTCCAATGTCGTGCGATATTGAATTTTCTACAGCTAATACTCCTAACAACGAGGTTATAAAATTGTTCGAAAATACCGAGATGACAGCGATGTTTATTAAAGGTTTTGTCGATAACACCTGGGGTGCATCATCTTCGATGGGATATAATCTTATTTCTTCTGGTGGTTTGCCCTTTATCCCCGATCCAACAACCTATACAGAAACTGCTTTTAAACCATATGAAAATTTCTCTGATCAGCTAGTCCCATCAAGTTCGTTAGACTGTTGGGACTTGCTCGCCCCTAATGGGTGGCTAACACAGATAACTCGCCCATCAGACGCTCGCGGTCGCTCCAGGCAGATTGTAGGCTCACGGAATGCTCAAGCGGCGTTTGGTCCGGACTATTATGGACAAGTCGAGAAAGGAGTTTTCTTAGGGGCATATGATCAGGAAGTCGAAGAAGCACAAAATAATGTTTCAACTGCGATAGTCAGAAACCTAATGTTAACTTCGTTTAAGGCAAAAATGCAAGATTTGATATATGATAAGACTCGAACGTGGAAACAGATTGTAGGAGGGATAGGAGTTTACGAGTCCCTGAATATGGCCGGGCGCGAGCGCCAAATTGCGGGCGGCTCTACGAATGCTCAAGAAGCGACCAGAAGAATCGCCCCCGAAAATGCTTACCACGAAACCATCTTTTATATAGTTGAAAAGTGGTCAGTTAGGACAGATGGGACTCCTGACGAAAAAGTGCAATCTTTTTATTTTCCGAATTCATCAACTTTTACTGATTACAAATTTTCAGATACGCAAGTTAAGTATGGTAAGAAATATATTTACCGGATTTATGCGATGGAAATGGTATTTGGTACACGATATTGGTATCAGTTAGACCAAGCCCCAATCGCAAATTCTAACCACTGGCGACAAGAGATAAGCCCATCCCAAGCCAAGATTTGTGTTTTAACAGAACCGTCTTTAAAGATGGTAAAAGTTCCTTATTACCAAAAAGAAGTGGTAATGATGGATGATCCCCCTGTTTTTCCCGGCGTGGAAGTTATTACATATCAAAATGTGCGAAATCAAATTTTGTTTTGGATGACTGGAAATTCCGGGGAATATGATTTAAATCCAATCGCCATCCAGCCAGGTGATTCTGAAGCAATTGAAAACTTGAGAATGTCCCAAGAGGTGGGACCACTTGAGCCAATAAGATTTAAGAGTGATGACCATGCAAGGTTCTTTGAGGTTTTCCGAATTGATAAAAAACCATCTAATTACTCAGATTTTATTGGAAATAAAATTGCTCATGTAGATACAAAAGTCAATCTTGATAATGAGTGTCAGTTTTCAACAAGTGGTGAGTGGATAGATAAAACTATTTCCCCCAATACCACTTATTACTATATTTTTAGAACGATTGATAATCATGGTCACTTCTCTAACCCATCGCCGGTTTATGAATTACAAATGGTGTATGACGGATACGCCCCATATCTTCTGCGAAATGTTTATTCATTGGATGAGAATCGGCCACCACCACAAAAGGTTGCCAAAAAGTTTACAAAATATATTCACATAAAACCAGCCCTAACACAGCGTGTGGTTGATGAGGAAGCATCTGGGTTAATTAATCCGGATGGAACAAAAACTGTGGACGATACTGGATGTTTAACCAGGGTGTTAGGAGCAGATGGTAGCAAGATTGAGCTTGGAACCGCCGACCAAACCCTGTGGGATAAGTTGATAAAAGTGCGCGTAAGGTCCAGAAAGACGGGAAAGAAGATTGATCTTAATATAAAGTTTACAAAAAAACATACCAAAATAGAAAAAACAGGAAATAATAATTTATGTTAGAACTAAAAAAACAAACTATTTATATGAAGATAGGAGATAAATATGGCATTTTTAGATAATAGTGGTGACATTATTTTAGACGCGGTACTCACAGATACAGGCCGCTATCGTTTAGCACAAGGAAACGGATCATTTAAGATTACAAAATTCGCATTAGGGGATGATGAAATTAATTATGGTTCCTACGACAAAAACAATGCGAGTGGCAGTGCATACTATGATTTAGAGATTTTACAAACACCAATTTTGGAGGCTTTTACAAATAATACCTCCACAATGAAATCAAAATTGCTTTCAATCCCTAGAACAAACTTGCTCTACTTGCCCGTTTTGGTACAGAATTCTACCCAACCTACAGCAAAAGCTTCAGGTAGTTCAGAGATCCATGTTGTTTGCGTAGATGAAACAACTGTGGGAAGCAGCAACGCCGCTGGTTTTATAGTCAATACTACTGGGCAAGGAACAGTGGCGGATATCGCTTTAACAAACGGATTTCTCAATGGTTTTCAACCAGGGCAACAACAAAATCTGATTCGTGTTGATCAGGGATTAAACACTAATGAGCTTGCCGCCACCGCAGCAATCGATGCTGATTTATTAGAGACTCAATATATTGTCGAAATGGATAATAGATTGGGCACTCTCACTCGTGGCAACGGAGATTTTGCTCCTGCCCAAATTTCATTTGTGGATGATGATAATATTGCCAGTTATTACTTTTCTCTTGGAACTGATCAAAATACATTTATGGGGAATCTAGCTGGAACCGGGTACGAAACCAACATCAAGGGACCAGCCGGAACTATAATCTATTTCATGATTCAAGCATCAACGGAACTTCAAACGAGCACTTATTTGTTTCAACAGCTCGGAGCACAAACGTCAATGACCAATGTGGCCGGTGCTTCTCAAAATGTAAGATATATCGACAGCAATATTAAAGTAACAGGAGCAACCACAGGGTATAGCATAAATCTTCCCATTAGGTTTATTAAAAGCATACCAGCTTAATACATAAGGAATAAACAATGGCAACAACTTTTAAAACTTTTCTAAACAACGACATAACCTCAACGAAGACGTTATTGCATGAAGCTATTCCACTTACTGGTACACTTGCTTCTGGTACTTACAACGCCGGGGGTGCCACCACCGACACATACAATGGGACTAATATTAAAAATTATGCTCATGGCATGTTTCAAAGTGTCTATGACTATCCTTATCTCAGTTCTTCAGCCAACCACATTTACGATTTGACCGTGGGATATGCAGCATCCTCGGCCCTTAGTGCATCAACTAACACAACGATGCAGTCTAAAAAAATTAATATTTATAATCAAATGGCGCAACTCATGGTTGGATATAATACCAGTGGAGACATAAGACCTTTTGACGAAGATGGAAACTTGGTTGCAGGCGGAACAAAATTAAGAGATTGTATTTTTATGAGTTTTGCTCGTTTACTTGCCAAAGATGAAATTAAAAAAGGGTCTTTCACGCTCAAGGTGGGCACTGGCTCTTATGCCACGCCGTTTGACAACAATTCTGTCATAACCATTTCAGATTCTGGAAAAGAAAATGATTATCGTGTAAACTCGCCCGCTGGTGAATATGCTATTTTATCTGCAACAGCAGGAGCAGGAGCAGGCTGGACCACCGCACCGGCTTGCGGTTTAATTTTTTATCAAGCAGGAATCGTTGTTCTTAGTAGTTCAGTTTTCCAAAGTGGTAGTAGTTTGTCTGGTCAAAATGGGGGAATTGGTGGTGCGACAGCAGGTGGTGGGCCCAGCACTCCTTTCCGACCCAATGGCACATATATCTCTGCTTCGCTTACAGGTTCTGCAATAAGTTCTTCTTGCAATTATTTCCGCAATCGAATTCAAGACATATCATTTAACAATACGACAGAATTAAATTCAACAATTCATTTCTGCCGCGTTAATCATAATGATTTTAATTATAGTTCTAATCCAACTTATCTCAGTTCAAGTAAGATTGTGGTTAAGAACAACACCCTTGACGCACCAATTTCATATATTACAACAGTTGGACTTTATTCTTCAGATAATGAACTTTTAGCGGTTGCTAAACTATCTGAGGCTCTGAAGAAAGACCCTACTAATGAAATGACAATCCGCGTAAGGCTTGATTATTAAATCTAAACTAATTACAGGTAGTCATGCCTTTCTACAAGTTTGATCAAAACGATGTTTTTTACAACAGAATAAAAACTCATCCCCAAACAAATTTCATTATTTATGATCAGAATATTTATTACAACAACACACCGCGAGAGTCTGGTAGCTTTGTTAACAATGCTGGGATGACCCCAACAGGTTATGTCAATCTTTATGAGTTGAATATTGATAGAAAAACCGGCAATTTAATATATCCCTTTGTTATTAAGGATGGTAGTTTGGAGGCATTCAGCACTACTTCAGACACACAATTTAATAGCAATTTTGAATACGGAGATGTAATAACTGGCAGTTATCCATTGTCTGCCAGCATTTCATCTGATCGCTATGCCCTCAATTCCACCCGCCGCCGCATCTCTGCGTTAAGAACAGCACTCCAAGATTATGAAATTTTAAGCCCCAGATATGCTTACAGTTCCAGTCTTGGGAATAAAGCAACTCAAGAAATGCGCCTGGTAAGCATTCCTTCAATCTTCTACGGCTCCTCTATACAAAAAGGAACTGTATCCTGTAAGTTTTATGTATCCGGAACTCTTATAGCAGAACTTAAAGATTCGATGCAGAATGGTGAATTGCGACAAGTTTCTTCAAGCACTGATGGTGGCACAACAACTGCAAGTGGCTCGGTGGCTGGTGTTGTTTTATATGACGAAGGATTTTTAATTTTAACCGGGAGTTGGCCCCTATCTTCTCATACAGAAGATTATTATGGTGGAGGGGCCATCAATCCGCGCTGGATGGATTTTTCAACCACTGGGTCTGGGATTCCATCGTCGAGCTTCGCATTAAACTTTAGTGGAACCAATTATGTTCCGACACTAACCATGTTAGCTCAAGCACCACTTTCTACTGTAAATTTATCCAACAATCCCACATCCATCACCCGTGCCTATGCTGTAGCTCCGACTGCATCGAGTGGCTCCACTTCCTATGTTGAATATGATAAGAACCCAATTAAAAATATTGTATCAAGTAGCTGGAGGGATCCTAATCCATCCTTTAAAAGAACGGTATATATAAACTACGTTGGAATCTATGACGAGAAAAGAAATCTTATTGGTATTGCAAAAGTGGCAAATCCAGTGCGAAAGCGCGACCAAGATGATTTTACATTCAAATTAAAGCTAGATTTTTGATATAATAAGGTTCTATTTATAAGTGATGAAAAAGGAATTTAAAAAGTGGCGCAACTTCTTGACGGAAAAAGAAGAAAAAATCTCTCAGGACCGTTATGAGGG